GGTAAACCTCTGGGTGTCCAGAGGTATGATTCTTACAAGTATCCTGTATTTGATAAACTTACCACACAACAATTGGGATATTTCTGGAGACCTGAAGAGGTTTCTTTGCAGAAGGATCGTGGTGACTATCAATTGCTCCGTCCAGAACAAAAGCACATCTATACTTCTAATCTGAAGTATCAGATCATGCTTGACTCTATTCAGGGTCGTGGTCCTGGTATGGCATTCATTCCTTACTGTTCTTTACCTGAACTAGAAGCATGTATGGAAGTATGGGGATTCATGGAGATGATCCATAGTCGTTCCTACACATATATCATCAAGAACGTCTATGCAGACCCTTCAGAAGTCTTTGATAAGATTGTCACTGACCCACGTATTTTAGAGCGTGCCAGCAGTGTCACAGAAGCATATGACGACTTTCATTGGTAGTGCTCACCAATATGACAACTCTAATGATTGGCAACATGCATTGGAGCAAGTTCCTACAGCACTAGAAGGAAAGTATGAACTCAAAAGAAAACTCTACAGAGCAGTGGCAAACGTCAACATTCTGGAAGGTATACGATTCTATGTCTCCTTTGCTTGCTCGTTTGCATTTGGTGAACTCAAGCTTATGGAAGGATCCGCTAAAATCATCTCTCTTATCGCACGAGATGAAAATCAGCATCTTGCAATTACTCAAAATATCCTGAACAAGTGGAAGCAGGGGATGACCCTGAAATGAAGCAGATCATGAAGGAAGAGGAAGAGTGGACCTACAAGGCATTTGATCGTGCTGTGAATGAAGAGAAGCGTTGGGCAGACTATCTGTTTAAGGATGGTTCTATGATTGGTCTAAATGACAAACTCCTTCAGCAGTATGTTGAGTGGATTGCTAATCGTCGTCTCAAAGCAATTGGTCTGAGACCTCAGTATGACATTGCAGCAAGCAACAACCCACTGCCCTGGACACAGCACTGGATCTCTTCTAAGGGTCTTCAGGTGGCACCACAGGAGACTGAGGTTGAGTCCTATGTTGTTGGTGGAATCAAGCAAGATGTGAAAAAGGACACATTCAGTGGATTTCAAACTCCCCAACCTTATCTTGAATTTGTGCTTAAATAGGGGGACATGAGCTTAAATTCCTCCTATGCCTAAGAATGAATTGAAGAAAGAAGAGTTAAAAAATCGTGTACTCAAATTAAAAAATGATGTATACGAAGAACCTGAGACCAGTATGGCAGGGGGATCGAGATATGGCACATAAATATCTCGATAAGGTATTAAACATTATTGATGAGTATCGATATTGATTATGAAAATCCATGGATCTATTTGGAGAGACCTTTTACTAGTGACGATGTTCACGACTACTATGGTTTTGTTTATAACATTACCAATCTCACAAACCAACGACAATACATTGGGCGAAAGTATTTTTGGAGTCATCGGAAACCTCCAGGAAAGAAACGCCGAGTAAAAAAAGAATCTGATTGGAAAAAGTATTATGGGTCTTGTCCGGAACTTAAAGAAGACATTGAACGATTGGGTAGACAAAATTTTAGTAGAACTATCCTGTCATTACATAAAACACCTGGCAAAACAAACTTCGAAGAAACAAAACAACTCTTCCTCAACGGAGTCCTCACCGAATCCCTTGACACAGGAGGACCTGCATACTACAATGGCAACATCCTCAGCAGGTACTTCCGAAAAGATTATTATGGTGGAGACTGAAGAAATTGTATCAGAAGTTCGTGAATGGGCAATTGGTAAAGTCCAAGAGTACAATGACAAAGGTGTAGAACGAATCTACGATCAAATGGCAATCATGGCAGAGTTTGATGAGTGGTTCGATCCCAAAGAAGATTTAGAAGTCGTATCACTTGACGAAATCACAGAAAAGCAGTATGATGATTTTGTCGAAAACAACGACGGTATTGAAAGGGGTTAATCCCCTACCTATGACTCAATAGCTCAGCAGGATAGAGCAACTGCCTTCTAAGCAGTCGGTCGTAGGTTCGAATCCTACTTGAGTCGTTGGGCATCAAGAGAGACCACCACCACCTCCTCTCTTGTGTAAGGCCCATTCATATGCGGAATTAGTTTAGAGGCAAAACTAAAGGTTTCCAACCTTTCGTCACCAGTTCGATTCTGGTATTCCGCTTTCTCCAAACTATTATTATGTCTCAGTATGATTTTGGAGGACTTGAAAGACATCCTGTCAATATACTAAGATTGATTAGTGAATTGGAAGGGTCATCCCAAATGTGTAAATACATGGGATTTCAAGATGATATGGATACTCTCAATGAAATGAAGAAGAGATATTATAAACTCTACTTCAAAACAAAGAAAGAGTATAACAATCCTCTGTAGCTCAGCGGTAGAGCCGACGACTGTTAATCGTCTGGTCGCAGGTTCGAATCCTGCCGGGGGAGTTGGGCGAATAGCTCAGCGGTAGAGCACCTCCTTTACACGGAGATTGTCGGGGGTTCGATCCCCTCTTCGCCCATGTAGAATTCAAAGTATTACTAATGATTACTATCAGATGCAAAGAATGTAGAAAAGAACTGACAAGCACTAGCAAAATTCAGTTCTGTGGTTGTCCCAATCAGATGAGTGTTGTGGATATAAAGATCGGTGCCAAAGACTTGGATAAAGTTGTGATGGTATCTAATAACGTAGAGAGAAAGATTGATAGTCACTTCTCTAGTCAGGAACTAATCTATCAAGAAGAAAGACGTAGACGCAAAGTTCGTAGATTGGACTTTGATGTTCGTTAAGATATCCACATAGTTGGCATTAGTGTAGCATCTTGCTACATTAAATAGCATTGTAGACACTTTCTTTCTACCATGCATCCAGACGAATTCGCCAATTGGGCAAAAATCAAAGAAACCTTTGAGGAAAACGGCACAACAGACAACTACTATTATAAGCGAGCTTGTGCTATAGTAGGGGGACAACCAGACCCAATGAAGAATCTTCCAAATGTCTCACAGGATGAATGAAATCATACCTGACCACCTTGTATCTAAAAAGGAGTGTCAGGAAATGATTGATAAAGCAATTGACAAACACAATAAAACTGCTACAATTATAAGTGCCATCCTTGGTGGTATCCTCCTTGCGTTTTACAAGCAGTTAAATCTGATGGTAAGAATTTACTAGTGCAGGAAGAATTCCTGGTATCTTTCAGATTACACTTCCAGAGCAAAAGGCAGAAGATACACTTGATGAATTGCTACCTTTACTTGAGGAGGGTGATATCATTATTGATCATAGTACCAGTGACATAACAAAATGTCAGGAACTGGAACTGTATTGTTCTAAGTTAGGTATCTCATATATCTTCTCTGGGGTATATGGAGCATCTGGTGCTATTGATGTTTGCTCAAAAATTTTCCAATCTCTTTCACCAGGTAATGTTTAATGATTTTATGTATTGGACCAAGCACTATTGTCGGAACACTAACAACTGCAATACTTGGAGTTATGAGTCCAGATAGTGTTAAAACCTATGTTGGAGTCAATATAGAACCATATGATACTGAGCAATTTGATTTAAATGAACCTTCTGGTTCCTTTGGTATTGAATATGACATGTACACACATATAAGATTGTTTGCTGAACATCTTTCATCACCAATGCAGTGTGATGATCATCCTGGTATCAATCATGCAGGTGTAAAATTTTTAGCACCACTATCACAAGATCTTACGGTGTATAGTGGTATATCTGTGAATAACTCAAAGTTTGATAGTAAAGATAACTTTGAAGGTCCTCTAGGATCTATTGGTATTGAGTATGGTAATGATTTAAAATTATTTGCTGAATACTTAAGCAGCATAAAAGAATTTGAAGGTGGTAGAACATCTTTAGGATTAAAATATTTTTTCCATTAGGAACCCCTGACATAAGTATAACAACTTATCGATATTTTTATAGATAGAGATGACTGCACTATTTTTCTGCAGTTGTCTCTATCTTTTTGTGCGGTAAACAAAATGTTAGCAGTAGTTAGAACTCTTATGGAGAACGATGCGTTTCTCTTTATCTTGTGCTATGCTTTAATAGTAGTTCCAGTTATAGGAATTGCAAAAATTCATAATACGGAAATACATTTGGATAATGGAAAAGAAGTATAAAAGTAGATTCAATTTTGCAATGTCATCATTTGCAAGAATGTATGGTCCAAGAGGTATCACGGAAAAGATGTGTAATCTTTGTAAGACTTGGGCGAGTAATGATATTGAACCACCAACCGGAAGTTTGACTCAGGTTGATTTTTACTTCAGAGATATCATGCAAGGTAATTGACAGAGTAAATTTTGAGTAGTATAATTTAAAAGTTGAGAGATCAACTGCGGTGCTCCCCTTTGGCAGGTTCAGGAGTAGCGGCGATAGGAACTTGCCACATAATTTCATTATACATAATGCAACTATGGAATTTTATTCAGTGGAATACTGGCAAAAGAACTGGGAAAATTGATGGAAAGAGTGGAGAATGGAGAGACGATAGGAGTGGAAAATAAAAGGGGTGAGAGGGCAGTAATGGTGCCTGCTGATGATGAACTCATACGAATATACACAGAGCAAAACAACGAAGGATCCTGAGGGACTGTCGCATATTGGTTAATGCTCTCTGCTTATAACGGGGTAAACTGGGTTCAATTCCCAGCAGTCCTATTTGCTTCCTTAGCAATCTGGTGAATGCAGCAAACTCATAATTTGCCTAAGGTGAGTTCGATCCTCACAGGAAGCACTTGACAGAAACCCTGTCAAACCCTTATAATACTAAGGTCAACAAACGGAACAATGACACTGACTACTAAGTTCAAGAAAGATATCCAAACTCTTAGGGGTGCGGTAAATGGAGAGTTCTTCCTGGATGTGAAGAATCCGAAACTTCTCAAAAAGGTCCGTCGTTATTATGAAAACACTGGTGTTGTCTTTTCAGGCGATGCTCTTGATGATTATGATATTTTGATGGAACAAATCTCTGTCGATCTTGAAGCAGTCGAAGCATGAAAGTTCTATTAGAACGTGGACCTTATAGGTTTGTTGAAAGTGTGGTACATTGAACTCAATGGTATGCCAGACTATCGTATTCAAAAAGCAAACTACCTGGTCAAAGAGATATAGTGATATGTACCTCCTTGACAACCAAGCACAATGCAACTTCTGACTGCGAAGATGACTTTGAGTACACCAAATGGTTAGATCCAGATGGTGTACCTTGTTATATAAAGACTCGGTAAGTCGTGAAAACTAGCCCTGGTCGGGATGATCCCAAAGTCACGGATTGACTCTAACAGAACTGGTGGAGTCATTAGACCCTTCTAAAAACTAAATAATCCAAGAGTTAATTTTATAGTTCTATGTCAACTAAAGGAACAGCAGCAAAGTCTGCAAGTGGAGCAGCAATGTCTAAGTATGATGTTGAAGTCGAATCAAGACTAGAAAGCATTAGAAGCAAAAGCAAATGCTCCAGTTTCAACTGGTGGGGAATCTAGTGAATTGGAAGCAAAAGTGGATGGTTATTGAGCTCTAAAATCAAAAATGCCTGGTCAGTTTAAAGACCTTTAATGGTTTCTTACTTTACCTAAGAGTAAGTGGTGCGGATGGGGTACTCCCGCCCTGTTTCTTGCTTCAGGTAAAAGAGCAAGTGGCGTGCATGACAAGACCTTCAAAGACCCTTGACAACAAGGGTCTTTTTTTGTATGATATATAAGAAGAAACTTTTTTATTAATGTCTGAATATAAGAAGACTGCACTGGTTCTTGGTGCTGGTGGATTTATTGGAAGTCATATGGTTAAACGACTACGTTCAGAAGGATACTGGGTGCGTGGTGTTGATCTTAAGTATCCTGAGTTCTCTGACACAGAAGCAAATGAATTTGTTCAAGGAGACTTGCGTGATGTAACTTTTGTTCCGTGTCATTCAGTTTAAAGGTACAAGGTAATTTCTATAACTCTGTTCCTTATCGTTTGTATCCGTCCTTTTGATGAGATCTATCAGTTTGCTGCTGATATGGGTGGAGCAGGATTTGTATTCACTGGTGAGAATGATGCAGACATCATGCACAACTCTGTCACTATCAACTTGAATGTTCTTGAAGAAGTTCGTAAACTGAATGAAACCTTTGATGGTGTAGAGAAGGAACTGGATGAATGTAATCGTCCTGCTTTGGAACAACCTACTAAAATCTTTCTACTCTGGTTCAGCATGTATGTATCCAGAGCACAATCAACTAGACCCTGATAATCCAGACTGTCGTGAAGAATCAGCATACCCAGCAAACCCAGACTCAGAATATGGATGGGAGAAACTCTTTCAGTGAGCGTCTCTACTTTGCTTACAATCGCAACCATGGCATCCCTGTTCGGATTGCTAGGTATCACAACATTTTTGGACCTGAAGGAACCTGGGACGGTGGAAGAGAGAAGGCACCAGCTGCAATCTGCCGTAAAGTTGCTTACCTCCCGGAGTCAGGTGGAGCAATCGAGGTGTGGGGAGATGGCTTACAAACTCGTTCCTTCCTGTTCATTGACGAATGCATTGAAGCAACTACAGAATGATGAATCAGTGACTTCATGGGACCAGTTAATATTGGTTCTGAAGAGATGGTTACTATTAATCAACTTGTAGATACTGCTGCTAAGTTGCTGGTAAAGAAGTCTCTAAGATTCATATTGATGGACCTCTTGGAGTTCGTGGACGTAACTCTAATAATGATTTGATTCGTGAGAACTTGGTTGGGATTATTCTCAAACTCTTGAAGAGGGTATTCGTAAAACTTATAATTGGATTGTTTTGTAAGAAATGATAGAGAACTAGATCCATTTAATAGAGAAAAGTATTTACTAAAATGAAAAATTTTAAACTATTAAATGATACTTTTGTTCACCTTACTAATGGGAATAAAGGATATTCAACTCATGGAAAAGAATCTAAGTATATTAAGTGGATTCATGAAGGTGAAGGTAAACAACAACTTACCTTTAATAATCTAACTCCTGATGATGAAACATTCTATGTTGATAGGTTTATCCCATAGGACTACAAGATAATGTGCAAGTAAGAAGAAATATGCTATTATCTTAGAATGTTGTTGGATTAGTTAATCCACTTATTGAAGAGATTAAGAATAATCTTGATGCATATGAATGCATATGATAAAATTTTTACTTGGAGTGAAGAACTGTGTGAACTTCATGAAGAATTCTGTTGGATTCCTGGCAATGGATCTTGGATTCGTGAACCACAGATCTATCCAAAGGACAAATTAGTTTCTATAATTGCATCTAATAAGTCTCATCTTCCTGGTCACCAACAGAGAATGCATATGCTAGAACAATTAAAGGACTATGCTCCTTTGTTTGGTCGTGGATTCAATGAAGTAGAATACAAAGAAGATGCACTAGCAGACTACATGTTCTCAGTTGCTATTGAGAATGCTAATGATTGGTTTACAGTGAAAAAATTCTTGATTGTTTCTTGACTGGAACTATTCCAATCTATTATGGTACTCCTAGTATTACCAAGTGGTTTAATACTGATGGTATGATTTTCCTTGAGGATGGATTTGATATTGAAGAACTAGATAAAGATCTTTATAAATCTATGGAATCTGCAATCAAAGATAACTTTGAACGTGCAATGAAGATGGAAATGTTAGAGGATTTTATCTGGGAGACTTACTTTGAATAAGATTTGTCTAATACATCATTGGGCTGGTATTGGAGATATCTTTTATCTCCAATCAGTTGCAAAGAAATACATCTCTATGGGGTATGAAATTATCTGGCCTCTTAGGGATGATATTTTATGGTTAGGTGATTATATTAAAGGTATTACTTTCTGCTCTAAAGAAGATAACTTTCCTGGTAAAGAATACTATGGGCAAGACGCAGTTATCATTACTCCTAACTTTGTATATCTTGGTATCATGAGACCTCATTTATGGGGTATTGGTGATGATAAGATTATGTCTTCTAAGTATAGTATCTTGAATATGGATCACACTGACTGGAAGAGTGGGTTTACTTTTGATAGGAAGTTTGATAAAGAGAACGATCTGTATTATAATGTCCTTGGTCTCAAAGATGATTCTGAGTTCGTGTTCATCAATAATCTCTACAATGAGAATAGAAATTGTGAACTGATGCGTTCAGAAAACTATGACTTACCTGTCGTAGAACTTCAATACATTGATGGATTTACACTGCTTGATTGGTGTAAAGTCTTTGAGAAAGCAAAGAGTGTGTTTACAATCAACACTTCTTTGAATTATATTATTGATACTCTGGACACCTCTTATGAGAGATACGTAGTTGTTGCACATAATGAGCAGAATGAGAAAGAGATTGATTACCTTTTCAGCACACCACATGAGATGATATGCAAGTAGTAGAGTATAAAGGAGATACATATCCACACTTTCAAACAATTGGCAATGCATCGCAGTTTGCTATTCCATTTGCTAAACATGTTTGTAGTGGGTATGGATATGATATTGGATGTATGAAGAAGGAATGGTCTTTCCCAGATTCTGTTCCTATTGACCTATCATTTGATAATGGATGGGAAGCAGATAATCTTCCACCTGTTGAACCTGACTACATTTTTTCTAGTCATTGTCTAGAACATGTTCCTGATTGGGTTGCTACAATGGATTATTGGTATGCAAGACTCAAACTGGGAGGTGTTTTGTTCCTCTATCTTCCTGATTATAGTCAGAAGTATTGGAGACCTTGGAACAATAGAAGACATAAGCACTGCTTGAAACCTGAATTCATTCTATGATTACATGATTGATAAGGGATATAAGAATGTCTTTGTATCGGGTATTGATTTAAATAACGCATTTATGATTATGGGGGAAAAATGAAAAAGATTTTAGTTTCTACTTGGTGTACTGATGATTATGCAGAACTTTTGGGTGTAGAAAAACTAGCTAACTCAATTAAATATTTTCATCCAGAGGTGGATCATGTTATCTTTGATACTAAGATGACTGAACAGATACATTCTGAAATGCCATGGATGAAACCTATTTGGATGATGGCAGCCACTTGTCTTCCTTTTGTTGAGGAATACGATATGGTTGTTCATTTGGATGCTGATGCTGTCGTTACTGGACCAATGACCGAGTTCTTTGAGAGTGAAGAAGACATTATTGGGGTTCGAAATAATAACTCTTTAGACAAAGCATCTGGACATGACTTTGGTATAACAATTACTCATCTTCCACCGTTTGGAAATGGTCAGCAGATTCCAATCCAAAACTTTATCAATGCTGGCATGATTGGTGCTAACAACAAAGAGTTCTGGGTAGACTGGCACGATGTAAACAAGCAGTCGGCTAAGATTAAAACAGAAGTTAATCCTTATGCTCATGGTATTGGTGATGAACAAGATACTCTGAATCAAATATTTCATTCAGGAGAATATACTACTAAGATTGTAGATGCCATGGGATCAAATGTTTCCTATGGTATTTCTAATCATTGGGGTAAGAACGATAACCATTGGGAAAGTTGGTCGCAAATTTACGTAAAAGGTGATAGACTATACCTTGATGATCCTAAGACAGGGGAACCGATGTGTATTAAAGTCATGCACCAAGCTGGTGGACATGCTGCAGCACAATTAAATAGAGGAGCAGGTGGATTTAGAAATTGGTTGTCCTCTGTTGTATCTGACGAAGTTAATGACTACTTGAATGAGGTTCAAAATGGTTGATATTGAAGCACTTCTTGAGGGTGTAAATCCACCCTACTTTGCTAATAGTAAGTGGGAACCAGGCAATCCTGTATATTATTCTGGTCCTTACTGGGATAATCAAGAGTTGGGAGCAGCTGTCAATGGACTTCTGAATGGTAAGTGGTTACCATCTGGTGAGAAGGTATATGAGTTTGAGAAGAAGTTCTCTAAACAATTTAACAAGGGACACTCTTTGATGGTGAACTCTGGTAGTTCTGCCAACCTGGTTATGATTGCTGCTCTGAAGAAAAGATTTGGTTGGCAGGATGGTGACGAGATCATTGTGTCATGTGTTGGTTTTCCTACCACCATTGCTCCGATCGTTCAGAATGGTTTGAAACCAGTCTTTGTTGACATCGACTTCTCTGATCTAAATTGGAGTATTGATGAGATTGAGGAAAAGGTTTCTACTAAGACCCGTGCCCTGTTCTCTTCTCCTGTTCTTGGTAATTCTTATAACTTAGGTGATGTTCTAGATATCTGTGATCGTAACAAAATCATGTTGATCTCAGATAATTGTGACAGTCTGGGTAGTAAGTGGAATGGTTCCTTTCTTACTGATCACTCTATTGCTGCTTCTTGTTCTTTTTATCCTGCTCATCATATCTGCACAGGTGAGGGTGGTATGATCTCTTCTGATGATGAGGAACTGATCAATATTGCCCGTAGTCTGGCATGGTGGGGTCGTGATTGCTATTGTGTAGGTCAGCAGAACCTGCTTGCTTGTGGCACTTGTGGTAAGAGATTTGATAAGTGGATTGAGCATTATGATGGTATCATTGATCACAAGTATGTGTATTCTCAGATGGGATACAATCTCAAACCTATGGACTTCCAAGGTGCTATTGGCACTGTGCAACTGACTAAACAAGATGAGATTCATCGGTTGCGTCGTAAGAATAAGATTCTGATGCAGGAAATCTTTGAACGTATTCCTGGTGTTCGTAGTGTGGATGAACTTCCTGAAGCAGAGACCAGTTGGTTTGGTGTCCCTATTATCTGTGATAGTGCGGATACTAAGGTTAGACTGACAAAACATTTGGAGGATAATAAAGTTCAGACTCGTAACTACTTTGCAGGTAATATTCTGATGCATCCTGGATATAGGCATCTTGATTACTATCGAAACTATCCGAATGCTTGTAAGGTGCTTGACCTTAGTATTCTTTGTTGGTTGTTCTCCTACAATTACTGAGGATATGATTGAATATGTTGGAACTGTAGTTGATTCTTTTGAGAAATGAGAGTAGCAGATTATGTGATCGACCAGATTTACAAGGCAGGTTGTGAACATATCTTCCTTGTAACTGGTGGTGGGAGCGATGTTTTTAAATGATGCAATTGCTGCTCATGAAAAAATTGAACCAGTTTGTAATCATCATGAACAAGCATGTGCAATGGGTGCAGTCGCATATGCAAAATATAAAAATAGTCTAGGTGCCGTTTGTGTTACCACAGGATGTGGTGGAACTAATGCAATTACTGGTCTTCTGGATGCATGGCAGGATAGTGTTCCTGTTATTTTTGTGTCTGGCAATGTAAATAGACCACATATGGCTCCTGCAGGTGTAAGAAATCTTGGAGTTCAGGAAGCAAACATTATTGATATTGTAAAACCAATCACTAAGTATGCAACTGTGGTTGAAGATCCTGAGATGATTGATGAGGTAATGAAAGATGCGATTCGTATTGCTACTCATGGTCGTCCTGGTCCTGTATGGATCGATATTCCTATGGATGTACAGGGTGTTGAATGTTTTAGTATTGAGGATGCCGTAAAGAGGGCAAAGAGACCTTTGATTCTTGCTGGTAATGGTATCAACTGTGCTCAAGCAAGAGAAGAGTTTAAGTTCTTTGTTGACCAGACAAACATTCCAGTTGTTACTTCATACAATGGTGTTGATCTTATTTCCTCTGATGATAGAAACTATGTTGGTAGAGTTGGAGTAAAGGGAACTCGTTCTGGCAACTTTGCAATGCAAAATTGTGATCTACTTCTTGTGATTGGTTGCCGTCTTCCTGTTCCTGTGACTGGATATAACTATAAAACTTTTGCTAGAGAAGCAGAAGTTATTGTTGTTGATATTGATAAGGATGAACACTCAAAGGATACAGTAAAGATTGATAGATTTATTAATCGTGATGCAAAAAACTTTCTTGATCTTTACTGGTTTGATCGTAGTAAGAGTGATTGGAATTATCTTTGCGAAGAGTGGAAAGAAAAATGGCCAGTGTGTCCTACAGAAAATTCATCTGAAAAAGTAGATCTCTATTACTTCATGCAATGTCTGAATACTTTAAAGAGAGATGACGATGTTTTAATTTCTGATGCAGGTTCTGCATTCTATGTTTGTTCTCAAGCAACTACAATTAAAAATCAACAGAGATATATCACATCTAGTTCTCAAGCAGAGATGGGATTTACAATTCCTGCTTGCATTGGTGCTGCATTTGCCAAGTATGGAGATGTAATTGGTGTAACTGGAGATGGTTCTTTTATGATGAACCTACAAGAACTTCAGACTATCAAACACTACAACCTTCCTATCAAGTTGTTTGTATGGAATAATGACGGATACCTCTCTATTCGCACAACTCAAAAGAAATTTTTTGAGGGTAGGGAAATCGGAACAGATGCTGAAAGTGGTGTCTCTATCCCAAGCATCCGTGATGTGGTAAAGAGTTTTGGTATTGAACACATTTATGCTGATGCAAAAGGTCTAGAACATGCAGTTCAAACTACTCTTGATTGTAGTGGTCCTATTGTATGTGAGGTCCTTTGTGAGAAGTGGCAGGAAGTTGTTCCTACAATGCAAGGTAGAAAAAATGCAGATGGTACGATTAGCGCACCACCTTTAGAAGATATGTATCCTTTCTTGTCAAGAAAGGAATTTTATGATAACATGATTATTAAGCCCTTAGACTAATATGCCTGCTGATAATAAAGATAAGGTAACTATTCTAAAGTTACGCAAACAAAAAAAGAACAAGGTAAAGACTGTTGGTGTTACCGCATATGATTATCCACAAGCATTGATGGCAGACAATGCTGGTGTTGATTGGATTCTTGTTGGTGATTCTCTTGGTATGACCACTCTAGGTTACAAGAGCACCATTCCAGTGACTATGGATGATATGCTTCGTTCTGCTGGAGCAGTGTCCCGTGGTTCTAACCGTGCATTCACTGTAGGGGATATGCCCTATATGTCCTATCAAATTTCTAATGAAGAAGCAGTAAGAAATGCTGGAGACTTCATCAAGGCAGGTATGGATGCTGTAAAGGTTGAAGGTTGTATGGTAGAACGTATCAAAGCAATCTGTGATTCTGGTATCATGGTGATGAGTCATCTAGGATTGACCCCGCATACTCGCGCAAAACTGGGTGGATATCGTGTTCAGGGTAAGACTGCTGATCAGGCAAAAGTTATTCTTGATCAGGCACTACGCCTTCAAGATGCTGGATGCACTTTCTTACTTCTTGAGGGTATGCCTAGAGAGTCTGCTGAAATGATTGCAACTAACTTAGATATTCCTGTATATGGAATTGGTGCTGGAGACAGAGTTGACGGTCAGTTGGTTATTATGCATGACTTGGTTGGACTTTTCTGGGAGTTTAAATCTAAGTTTGTTAAACGTTATTGTGAAGCAGGTCAAATGATTCAGTCTGCTCTCACTGATTATGTTAATGAAGTTCGAGATCTTCAGTTCCCTGCACAAGAGAACTTCTATGAGATCAAAGATGAAGAACTTGAAAAACTTTTAGGACAAGGAGCAGGTTGGAAACATGACAAGTAAAAAGATTCTTTTCACTGGTGGTAATGGTTTTATTGGTCGTCAGATTATTCCCTTCATTCAGGAAGCAGGATATGAGATAGTTAGACCCAGATCAACTCAGGTTCGACTTCAGGTTGATGAAGAAGTTGCTACCCTATTTGATGATGGTCAACACTATGATGCAATCATTCATGCTGCCATTGTCGGTGGTAGAAGAGATCTTGATGATGATTATAGAGTTCTGTATACTAATCTCAATATGTTTGAGACTCTGTATAAGTATGTTGATCAGACTGACATGTTCATCAATCTGGATAGTGGTGCATCATATGGTCGTCCTGCTCCCGTTGATGAACCCTCACCAGAAGACTTTGGTAAAGTTATTCCAAGTGATCCATATGGATTCTCAAAATATGTTATTGCCAAACGTGTATTAGATAATCCAAAGGGTGTGAATCTTCGCATCTTTGGATGCTTTGGTGAGCATGAAGAGAGCACACGATTCTTTAACACTAACATCAATCAATATATTGACAAGAAACCTATTCAACTTGTCAAAGATCGGAAGATGGATTTTATCTTTGCTGATGACCTCTACAAGATTGTTAAGTATTATCTTGATGGTAATTATGGACCCAAAGATGTGAATTGTGTTTATGATCGTAAGTATATGCTCAGTGATATTGCTGAGATTATCAATCACTTAGGACCTTACAAGGTTGATATTCAATCTGAAGGACAGCATCCTATATTTCCGTATGTTGGAAAAGCAAATAACTTGCCTATTGAATATAGTGGTTTAGTAAATGGAATTCGCAAAGTCTATGAAACATATCTTTGTCAACGGAACGTTTGATATTCTACATCGAGGCCATATTGAACTCCTAAACTATGCAAAAAGTTTAGGAGACTTTTTATTAGTTGGAATTGATACTGATGATAGAGTAAAAGAAAAGAAAGGTCCTACCAGACCCATACATAGTCAAGAAGAAAGAAAGTTTTTTCTTGAAAACTTAAAAGCAGTAGATGGTGTCGATACTTTTTCGTGTGACGAAGAGTTAGAATGTATGATTAAATCATATAAACCTGATATAATGATTGTAGGATCAGACTGGAAAGGAAAGTCTGTAATTGGATCTTATTATGCTGCTGAACTTAGATTCTTTGATCGAATAGGTGATTATGCCACAACAAAAACAATTCAAAGTATTATTGATCGGAGATAGTTGTATCGATGAATATGTTTATGGGATATGTGAAAGACTTAATCCAGAAGCACCAGTACCTATTCTTAAGAAAACTAGAGTAAAAACTCAGAAAGGAATGGCATGGAATGTGAGAGAGAATCTCATGTCATTTGGAGTTGAAGTTTACATTCTTACTCAGGAAGAACAGGATTATAAAACGTAGATTCATTGATGAAAGATATAACCAACAACTTCTTAGAGTTGATGTAGAGGATCCTACTAAACCTCTTGATTATGATCTACCAGAAGATAACTTTGATGCCCTTGTCATATCGGATTATGATAAGGGATTTATTACAACTGAAAGAATGTTTCAGTTGGTAGAATGGTTTGATGGTCCTGTGTTTATCGACAGTAAGAAAAAAGTATTACCTACAGATAATGCATATGTTAAAATAAATGCTGATGAATATTCTAAATTAGAAACTAAATCTAATAATTTAATTGTGACCAAAGGTTCTGGTGGTGCAGATTACCAAGGTGTAAATTATCCTGGTATTGGAGTGGGAGTATTTGATGTTTGTGGTGCCGGGGACACTTTCTTATCTGCACTTGTTTACTTTTATCTCCTGTATGCTAAAATAGAGAAAGCAATACCATATGCAAATAAAGCAGCTGCGATTGCTGTAACACATTTTGGAACCTATGTATTATCTGAGAGGGATGTAAATGAGATATGTGATTGATATTGACGGTACTATATGCACTCCAGGTTCCACAGAGGAGATGAGATATGAACAGGCGATGCCAATTCAGGATCGTATTGATAAAATAAATAAACTATACGAAGAGGGTCATACCATCGTATATCTAACTGCCAGAGGGATGGGTAGGTATAAAAATAATGCAGACCTGGCAAAAAAAGAATTCTATGAATTTACTGAGATACAATTAAGTTTGTGGGGATGTAAGTATCATCAATTATTCCTTGGTAAACCTTCAGCAGACTACTACATAGATGATAAAGGAATCCACTCTGATGACTTCTTCGGAAATTAAGCATGTCCCTAAAGGTTGGGGATATGAAAAATGGATTGTAAATACTGATGAGTATTGCGGAAAACTTCTTTTCTTTGATGAAGGGAAAAGATGCTCTTGGCACTATCATAACTTAAAGGATGAAACATTTTACCTGCAGTCTGGTAGAATACTTTTGTACTATGGTGATAGTGATGACCTGGCAAAAGCAAATGATTGTATCCTAGAACCAGGAGATAAATTTCACATCTATCGTGGACTGAGACATCAGATGATTGCAGTCGAACCATCTGAACTTTTTGAATTTTCCACAGAACATTTTGATGAAGACAGTTATAGAGTAATTAAAGGAGATTAATATGAAAGTTGTTATTCCCATGTCTGGTATGAGCCGTAGGTTCATGGATGCTGGATATACAGTGCCGAAATATCTTTTAGAGATTGATGGCAAAACTGTCATCGAACATATCATCGACTTGTATCCTAAAGATACTGAGTTTGTCTGTATTCTGAATAGGAAGCATCATGATGAAACAGATGTTGCAGGTCTCTTACTTCACAAACTCCCTGAAGGATCTTCGATTAGAGTTATTGATCCTCATAAGTTAGGTCCAGTCCATAGTGTTCTTCAGGCATTGAAGGACATTGATGATGAAGAACAAGTCATTGTAAATTACTGTGACTTTTCAATGAAGTGGGATTATGATGATTTTGTTTCACATGTTACTGATACGGATTGTGATGGATCTGTAATTTCATATACCGGATTCCATCCTCACATGTTGGGTAGTGATAATTATGCTTTCTGTAGACTGAAAGAAGGTTCATTTCAAATTGAAGAGATACGTGAGAAGCGACCATTTACTGACGATAAGATGTCAGAGTATGCTTCTACTGGCACTTACTATTTCAAGAAAGGTAAGTATGTTAAGCATTACTTTCAACAACTGATTGATGAAGATGTTAATATTAATGGAGAATATTATGTTAGTTTGGTTCACAATCTGATGATCAAGGATGGATTATACAACACTGTATATGAAGTTCCAAACATGCTTCAGTGGGGAACACCACTAGATGTGAAGATGTATCAGCAGTGGTCTGACTATTATCGAACAGTGATTGTAATGTCAAGAGCAAGTTGAAATTGAAGGGATGTGTCACTGCACTTCCTATGGCAGGTGCAGGTAGTAGATTTCCAAGGAGGGATATGGTGTGCCGAAACCATTTCTTATGGTTAATGGTGAGTACATGGTTGATCAAGCACTTAGATGTCTTCCGGAGACGGATAAAACTATCTTGCATGCTCTTAGAATCTCATATGAGTATGCTGCCACTTGAAGAGTATCCAGTAATGTTGTATGGATTGATGACTGTTCTTGAAGGTCAAGCTTGCACAACATCGATGATTGTAGAAAGAGTTGAAGATGACACTCAATTTTACTTGTCTGCATGTGACAATGGAGCACTTGTATGACTCTGATAAGTTTGCTGATTTGATTGAAGATCAGGATAATGATATCGTTGTCTGGAGTTATAGAAATAACTACACAGCACATCACAATCCTAACATGTATTCATGGTTGGATGTTGATGATGAATGAGACTATGTAAGGGTAAAGTAAATGTTAAAAAATTTAGATGGAGAGAACCCTATAGATGAATATGCTATAGTGGGAACTATGTTCTTTAGCAACAAGAAGGTATATAATAAATCTCTTACAAAATTATTATGAAAAGAATGAGAAGTAATGGTGAATTTTATGTTGATAGTCTTGTTAAATGTTGCAATTGAGTCAGGATATACTGTAAAGAATTTTGAGATCGATCATTATATTTGTTGGGGAACACCTAACGATCTCAAGACATATAGATACTGGCAAGAATTTTTTCATAAAGTTGATTGGCATCCTTATGACTATATAAAAGATTACTTTACCAATTAGATATTGGGACCAAGTCCTACGAGAAAAATATCTAGCTACAGGATGAAAAGTGGTAGAACTATTGAAGTTGCATATTTTTCTTGTCCAATTTACTGGACTATCAAAACATTATCCATTACCTCTTGTATATTCTTATACAAATAAAAGACTTATATCTTCCCTCAGAGAAAAATTTATGTCTCTTGATAGAGGAACTGTATATGAAACTGGTGACATGAATTATGAGATGAACATGTTCTCTTAGGGAAAACATGTGATGTTCCAATGTTTTACTTTGTGTATAATATGGCAAACTATTATCACTTCATATATGATACTTTGCCATATCTCTATTCTTACTTCAATGAAAAATATATTCATCCTGACATGAAATTGCTTGTCAGTCCTCCAGAGGGACAAGATGATCTTTATCCTTTTGTGTGGGATAGTCTTGCAATGTTGGGTATCACTAAGAGATGATGTGGTATTTCTTGACACGGATGTGATGTATAATCGTGTATGTATTTCATCTTCATTGACACATAACGGTCTATCTAACTGTCCACCTCATAAAGGAGTGTTTGAATATCGTCAATCAGATGGAAGAGTGACTATGTGGGACCTGAGAAGATCTATATCTCTCGTCGAACCTGGTTGCATAATACACATCATAACATTGGAACGAACTACACGGAACGCCGTAGATGTGCATCAATGAAGATCAAGTTGCACAGATGTTTATTGATCAGGGTTTCAAAGAAGTATTCTGTGAAAACTTGACAATGAAGAAAAGATTGGTATGTTTAGGAATGCAAAGTATGTTGCAGGTCCAATTGGTGGTGGAATGTGTAATGTCATTATTCTCTCCTCCAGATACTAAAGTTTTCTCAATTAATAGTCCAACTTTCTTTGATGTGAATTTTAGATTTGGGTATTCTATGGAACATACAGACCTTACTCATTTTGAACATACTGAATTTACTGATCAAGAAAGAAGAGTCTATTGAGAGTGACGGATCACTTTCAATCTCTGGAGGACTTAATTCTCCTTGGCAAGTAGATCTAAATAAACTATCCAAATTTTTATGCAAATGGATACCTCAATTTTAGAACTTGCATGGGCATTGGGTCCTTACGCCATTTGTGGTGAAGGGTAATGTCTCTGTGAGAGATGATGACAGTTTTTGGATGAAGGCAAGTGGTGCTTCGTTAACCAATCTTGGAAAATCTGAGATGGTTGCCTGTAAGATGACAGGTGTGCCCTTTGATTCATTGGGACCAAAACCAAGTATTGAAACTGGTTTTCATGCATGGATTTTAAGAGAGTTTGAAGATATTAATTTTGTAGCTCATACTCATCCAGCAAAGACCATGCAGGTGTTGTGCTCTGAGCAGATCTATTCATTTGCAGATCATAGACTATTTCCTGATCAGGTAGTGAGGAATGGTGCTAAGTCTTGTGTAGTTCCTTATGCAATGCCAGGTAAACCTTTACTTGAACAAATTAAAAAGTATGTAACCTATATTTGTTGAAGAGTATCAATACTTTCCTAAATTGATATTACTTGAAAATCATGGTATAATTGTAGCATCTTCTTCTCATAAAGAATGTATTGCTTCTACAATGATGTGTGAAAAATCTGCAGAGATTTTTATTGGATCTAAGGTTCTTGGGCAAACTAATTTCCTTACGAGTGAACAGGTCAGTGAGATAGACAAATGTCCCAGTGAAAAACATAGGAGAAAAATGTATCAATGAAAGTGTAATTTATGTTGATATTGATGAAACGATTTGTAATCGAGAATCATCTACAGATTTTGGAACAACTCATGATTACACCAAAGCAAAACCAATTCAAAATAACATTGATAAGATTAACCAATTGTATGATCAAGGAAATACGATTGTGTATTGGACAGCAAGAGGAAGTAGAAAGCAGATTGATTGGACTAATCTTGACACAGCAACAACTGTCAGACTGGGGATGTAAGTATCATGAACTTCGTGTTGACAAACCATTTTACGATCTCTTCATTGAAGATAAATCATTACGCATTGAGGAAGTATGAGAATTATATCTCACAGAGGTAATGTTCGGGGACGAGTTCCTGGTAGAGAGAATGCTCCCAGTTACATTGATTGTGCTCTTGGTAATGGTTATGATGTAGAGATTGATGTATGGGATATTGATGGTGAGTTTTGGTTGGGTCATGATGAACCACAATATAAAGTAACTTGGAATTGGTTCTTTAAGAGGCAAGATAATCTCTGGTTGCACTGTAAGAATGTAGAGGCAGCAAAGACTTGTGAAATATTCCAATCCTTTTGTCACACTGGTGATCCATATTCATACACATCAAATAAAAAAATTTGGTTACATGATATAGAACAAACTTTTGATGACAAAACTATCATTCCACTTGCTTGATTGGGAGATGGTAGATAGTTTTAAAACACATATTAAAGATGAAGTGCCATACGGCATCTGTACAGATTATCCCTACATGTTATCATGACAAGAATTGCACTTTGTTATTCAGGAAGACCAAGAAGTTATCAAGAGTGCCATCAAAATCATAAAGAACACTTTCGTCTAGGTCAAAATGATTAGGATCTGCTGGACAGATCGGTGCTTATCTATCTGAGTACTTAAAAGATAAAGGACATCATGTAAGCAATGTTGATATTGTAAATGGTGTTCAATATGATCTTGAGAGTAACACCTAACACTGTAGTAGAGAATGCAATTCAGTATGCTGACTTTGTATTCTTTCTTGCCTTTGATGTGGGTGGTTCTACGTTACTTGAAAAAGTATCAACATACTTTGAGTTTGTTAATAACAATACTCGTATGATGGCAAATACTTTTCGTTTACTTGGAGAAGTATAAGAAGAGATTTGTCTTTGCATCATCTCAGATGAGTAACATGTCTTACTCTCCCTATGGTGTGATGAAGCGTGTTGGTGAACTTCATACCACAGCACTGAAAGGACTGACTGTTAAGTTCTGGAATGTCTATGGTATTGAAAAAGATATGGAGAAGGCTCATGTGATCACTGACTTCATCCGTAAGGGATTTGAAGAGGGTCAATTTGAGATGATGACTGATGGTACAGAAGAACGTCAGTTCTCTATGCTGAGGACTGCTGTGAAGCATTAGAGACGGTTATGGAAAACTATACTGACTTTAAACCAGAAGATCCACTTCACATTACATCATTCCATTCTAATACTATTAGAGAAATTGCTAATATTATCAGGGTTGTTTTGGATTGATTGATAAACATGATGTAAAGATCAACTCTGGACTTGCTAAAGATAGTGTTCAGATGGATAAAAGAAATGAGGCAGACTGGTGGGTTCCCAAGACTACTATTGATGAGGTATCAGAAAAGTATTCAATGAAATGAAGAAGGAGTAATTATATTTTAAATTGGTGGGTTCCCAAGACTACTAATTGATGTCCAGGTATCTGGAGTGGATGAGTAGAAAAGTATTTGAACGAAATGAAGCAAGGATTTCTGATAATGGGCTATCTGGAAAACTGGATGATGGGCAGAGAGTGCCCTGGACTGATCTGTGTCTGATGTCTCTCTGTACTGATGCTATCATCGCCAACAGTTCATTTTCTTGGTGGGGTGCATGGTTAATTGATAATCCTGAGAAGAAAGTAATTGCACCTAAGAAGTGGTTTGGTCCACAATATGACCACTATCATATGGATGATTTGATTCCCAAAACCTGGACTGTTCTGTAATGGATCTTACCTTCCTGATTCCTACGAGAATTGAGACTGAAGACCGATTGAGAAACATCATCTCATCGGTCTCTTATCTTTTAAGACATGTATCTGCAAAAGTTATAGTTAAGGAAGTATCTGGTCGTAATACTTTTCTGCATAGGGCTTTGCCTGAGATTAGGAAGTACGCAGATACAGATAAATTAACGCATATATTTGAAGAGAATAATGATCCATTATTCTGTAAAAGTAAAGTATTAAATGATCTTATAGTTGCTTCTGATACAACTGTAGTTGCAAACTACGATGCTGACTGTATTCTTCCAAAAGAATCATATCGTCAAGCATATGAAATGATTTACAATCAAGAGGCAGACGTAGTTTATCCATATGGTTGTGGGATATATCAGTGGAGAGCCGACTATAATATGCAAATTTATGATGAGTTTGTGAATTCGTGGGATGGAACATCTGTCCTTGATAAAAATAAAACTCTATCTAACTCTACTATTGGATGGACACAATTCATTAGACGAGAGAACTATATCAATTCTTATATGATGAATGAAAACTTTGTGTCCTGGGGATGTGAGGATGATGAGTTCTACTTTCGTATGAGCACATTGGGCAATCGTATTGCAAGACTTGATAATTATGTCTACCATCTTGAGCATGGTAGGACACATAACTCCTGGTTCAGTAATCCAAACTTCAATAATAACTATCAACTCTGGAATACAATCAAAACATTTGACAGAGATCGGTTGGTGAAGTATTATGAGAACCAGGACTATCTGAAAACACGTAAAGCACAACTGAAATGATAGGATTTAATGCACTAGGACGAATGGGTCGTCTTGGTAATCAGATGTTTCAGTATGCAGCTCTTAAAGGGATTGCAAAAAATAATGGGGCAGACATTACCATCCCATATTATCAGGATGCTGTTGATGATGGCATTGGCAATATGCTTCGGACTGAATTGTTTGACTCTTTTGATCTGAATGTTAATATTGGTCTATTAAATAATGGACATGCACCAGTTGTCATGAGAGACATTTTCATTTTGATGAGGAATTGTTTCGTATGTGTCCTGATAATGTAGTATTCGTGGATATTTTCAGACAGAAAAATACTTTAAGCATATTGAAGATGAGATCCGTGATGACTTTACTTTCAAGGATGAGATTCTGAATCCTTGTAAGGAGATGATGGAAGATGTAGAAATCCTATTGCACTTCATGTTCGTCGCACTGATTATGTGACTAATAGTGCTAATCATCCTCCATGTACTCTTGAATATTACAAGAAAGCACTGAAGCACTTTGATGATGATCGCAATGTGATTGTGTTTTCAGATGATCCTGCATGGTGTAATGAACAGGAGTTATTCTCTGGAGATCGTTTCATGATCTCTGAGAACGAAGACAATAGAATAGACCTTTGCTTAATGACACTCTGTTCTGATTTTATTATTGCTAACTCTTCATTCTCTTGGTGGGGTGCATGGCTTGCTAACAGGGGTAAGGTCGTTGCTCCTCAACAGTGGTTTGGCACTGATGGTTATACTAAAGATCACAATACAAAGGATGTAGTACCTGATGGATGGACACGAATTTAGTAAAATGGACAAGAATAAGTCTGCACATAAACTAAAAGGACTTCCTGCAATTTATTGGTTAAACTTAGATGCTGATACTGATAGACGGTTCTATATGGAAGAGCAGTTTAAGTATTGGAATGTTAATAATCATACTCGTATTTCAGGATATGATGCAAGAGAAGATGATGCTTCTGAACATTTGAAGGGAAGAATACCTGATAATGTAAGTCAGACAGAACTTGGATGTTGTATGTCTCATCTGAAAGCAATCAAGCATTTCTATGAAGAGACTGATGATGACTACTGTATGATTCTTGAAGATGATGTAGATTTTTCTACTGTCAAGTATTGGAATTTTACTTGGCAAGAATTTTCTGGTCTTCTTCCTTATGATTGGGATTGTATTCAAATGACTGCAATTACTACAGGTGACATTCATGTCAAACTACATCTTAAGTATATTAATGATTTTTCTGCTGCAGCTTATTTGATTTCTCGTCACCATGCTGCAAAAATAGTAAAGCATCATATCCGTGGTGATAAATCAAATTAGATAATGGTGTAAAACCTAGAGCAGTTTCTGAAGATACGATCTTAGAAACTGGTAAAACATATACTATTCCAATATTTCTCTATAATATTGCATTAGGATCAACCATTCATGCAGAGCATATTGGAGTCTTTCATAAGGGTCCACAATGAACTATGATCCTTACTTGGGTCGGATTACTGAAAACTCTGCTGCACAACAGCAAAGGACGGATAACCCACCCTCTTGACATACTACGAAGACTTCGAGTAGTATAAATACTTAACCTTTTGTCTTTCAGTAATTAAAGTAACAAAGGGTATACTTAACACGGGACAGTCGAGTCCCTATCCATCTGCGGGTATCCATTCCGCAAGTAACTAAAGGTAAAACAAATGTTTAAATCTGTATTCGCAGCCTCCGCTGCTCTGTTCGCTTCTGCTGGCGCTGCCCTTGCAGGTCCCTACGTTAACGTAGAAACCAATGCCGGTTGGGTTGGCGATGACTACACTGCTGCCACGACAGACCTTCACGTAGGTTTTGAAGGAGAAGCAGGTGCTGCTTCCTACTACGTCCAGGCTGGTCCTGCAATCGTCGCTGTTGACGGCGAAGAGACTGACACCCAGTTCTCTGGTAAAGCAGGATTGGACGTCCCCGTCTCCGATGCCTTGGCGTATACGGTGAGCTCTCCTTCCTGACTGCTGAAGACGAAGATGACTTCGGTCTTGGTGGTAAGTTGGGCGTCAAGTACAACTTCTGATTATTCATATAGACAAGTAAACATCTAGATGTTATACTGGGGGTGCGACGGCATCCCCATTTTTTTGTGAAAAAATTACCTTATAAACTTCATAACAAATCCAGGAACACTAACCTCCCTTCTGTACTTTGGAATGATAGCACTGATAGGGATGCACTGCATAACCATGCTCACTATGAAATGACTATGGATGCAGATTCTTACGTGAGGCAAGTGGTGTAGAGCATCAGCAGAAAACAAAAAGACCTGCATCCGTTATGGTGGAGACATGGAGTATTGACAAAACTTTATGTTTCCTATATAATATGTAAAGAAACATTACGGAGTGTATCGTGACTGTAACAACGAATGATCGTGGACGCACAAATCTGTTCGCCAGAGAACCCCAAATGTATATCTCACAAACTGATGCAGAACGTTACGGTTATGAGTCATATGCAGAAAAGGCAGAGAAATTGAATGGACGCACTGCTATGCTTGGATTTGTTGCTGCTGTTATCTCTTATACTAGTGGTAGTGTATTTTTCTTTGGTGTCTTCGGATTCTGATGACTGAGATTATTTTCACCGTGACGACAGTTGCTTTTTTCTGTCTACTCGGTTATACTGTGGAACAACTTTCAGAAACCTACTGATGGAACCCTCTTTACTTGAAATTCTGACTTATTATGTAATTGGAGGAGCTCTTTTATTGGTGCTCCAGGAGTATTCTTTTTCGTAGTCTTCATGTCAGCTCTTCAAAATACGAAGGGTCGTATGGTAGGTTACAAAGACCACAAACAGTATGGTGACATTTCATCTTATGAGAATGCACCAGTAGACCAAAGCAAATTCTATTTCGTATTGAGTGAAGGCGAATAGATAGAAAACATTTCTAATTATTATGCCTGATCCCAATGCTCTCTATGATGACATGGAGAAACTCAATGCTTTATACGAAGAACTTTGCTGGGATCATGATGACGAACTGATGTTTAGTCATGATGGAAGCAAAATTATCATTTACAACAAAACACAGGAACTAGAACAATGAACGAAAACGCAGAACGCATCAATGGTTGGGCAGCAATGATCGGAGTCATTGCCGCAATGGGTAGTTATGCAACCACAGGACAAATCATTCCAGGTATCTGGTGATGGGATTTGTAGTAGCAGCACTGCTGTTTCTTATTCCAATTGGTGCAGCAGTTAGAAACTCATGAGTATAGAATGGGCACAGACAACTATTTTTTTATTGGCACCCCTATTCTTTATGCTCCTCTTCATAGAAACTAATGAAGATGATGATGGACCACCAGACGGAGGGATGATGACACCAGTTTATGCACCGTCCCCTTCTGCTTGACAAACTAAATATTTTGAGATATATTACAGGAGCACTAAAAATGCTCCTTTTTTAATGGTATGATTTTAGAAACGATCCTAGGACTAACTGCTCTTGATTATGATCACTTGGCGAGAGTCATTCAGGTGGAGGCAGCTGTGAATACTTTTGATGAGTATTGCGTTGCTGCATCAGTTCTTAATAGAGTTAGATCCCCCCTTTATCCAAATACAGTTGCAGACGTTGTGTATGCTCCTGGTCAGTATCAAGGATTTGATTACAAGAGACCTGTTGCCAATATGAACTTGGTTAATGAACTTAAATCTGAAAAAGGAAAAGAGAACCTTCTAAAAGCATATAGTATTATTGGAGACCGAACAAGTTTCAAAGGTCAGAGTATGCTCAGATATAGGGTTGCATCTGAAGACCCAATGTGTCATAATAGAGGAAACTTCTACCACTATCACTGGCAATGATACTCAAAGCAATTAAAAAATTACTCAAACCTAAACTTACTGAAAAAGAAATTACTAGGATTGAGGCACCAGTTGCTGAGTGTGGTCCAGGACATTTACTCAAGGTTATGGTTTTATAGGAATTCCTGCACCTGTAGTTTGCCCTGATGATCCTTGGTTTGGTCCTTCTCCAATTAAAAGTGAAAAAGCAAATGACTCATGAAGAAATGCTTGAAGAAGCATCACGAAGAGAAGAAGAAAACCGAAAGAAGAATGTAAAGAACCTGACAACATCCATGAAGTGATGTATGATATGGCAACCAAGTGTGGTAAAACTACAACTCAGTTAGACCCAGTTGGTGGATCAGAAAACTTCCAAGGAGGATCGGAGAACATTCATGGTTGATGATTGGAGATACAGTAAAGAGAAACTCAAACTCAGAGAACAAGCTCTTCTCATTTTGTTAAGTAGGTATGGCACCGAACTTGACAAAACAAGAAAATCAAAGTATGCTAATCAATCTATATACGAGTGTGCCCATGACTGGGTATCTCAAGGTAATGTAAATTGTAATGGCATTACCAAATACTACGAGGCTTATTATGCAAAAAGTAATTAATGTTTTAGCAGTCCTATCATTTGTAGGAACTGCAGGTATCGTCGGTGGCGGTACTGCACTATATCTCAATAAAGATTCTATTGTTGAGAACATCAAATCTCAAGTTGCATCTGCAGCAGCAGAAGCAATTGCTGGTGCAACTTCCTGGAATGATGGATTCTGCAATGCCAGAACTTCCTGATGCTACTGGTGGTGCTCTACCACTTCCCACAACTACTGGACCTGCTCTACCTTTCTGATATGAAAAAAATTATTATGGCCTTGATGGCAGCATGTCTTGCTGCTCCTGTAATGGCAGATCCTCTTGGAAAGGATGATTATTATACTATCATTCTATGGGATGTATGCTTCTTCAAGAATGTACTGATGATGTACAAGAAGTGAATTCTCTGTTAGATGTTTCTTCAAAGTATGATAATACTGAAGCATTTACTTCAGTGGCAAAGAGTTTAATCATATGCTTGTTCACTGAACCAAGTTGGTGTTAAAGTGTATATCTTGCTGATGAGAAGTATTTTCCAGTAGGACATCGTGGTGTCTATCATACTGTAAGTAATAACTTCTTTCTAAACAAAACATTTATGGGTCGTCCTCATGTATTGATGAGTGTGATGCGTCATGAAGGATGGCACGCTGCACAGGATTGTATGGCAGGAACTATTGATAATAGTTTGATTGCTATTATCAAACCAGAGGAGAAGTTCCTGATGATGTGGCAAGAGATGGTACGAACGGACATATGCATTGCAACCCGGAGCAATTCCGTGGGAGAAGAAGCAATGTGGGCAGGTAAGACTGAACACATGACTATGAATGCACTTGAATGCTTGTGCTGCTGGTCAGATGTGGAATGAATATTCTCCTACTCCATTGACTCGTAAATACCTGGTTGAAAACGGTTACATTAATAAATAATAAGACCTAAGACAATCCAGGTACTCACCCAAGACAAATTTTTGATAATCCTTAGACTTGTAATGTAAAATTTGTTGTTGGAAAACAAGCAATTACATATGACACATTTAACAAGAGATGTGTTAATCAAAGCCATTGTTGCCGAAGAAATGAAAGATTTCAATGGTGAAGATTACTTCAAGTCTCTCAAAGATGCGTATCACAAATGGGAACATCAATCAAGTGATGTTCTCTGTAATCAATACAACTCTATAAACAAAACAAAACTAACTGTTGACGCACTCAAACCATAAATAAAACTGCCTCGGCTTTCTATCCATGCCCGAAGAAGTTAAGAAGGAAGATCCCAAGAAGAAAGGTATTCTTGGAAAAATGAAGGAGGCAGCAAGTGACAAAGAAGAACAACTTGATATTCTGTCTACTTTTGTTAGGCTTGGCATCCTTGTTTGGAGCGGCGGAATACTCACGCTGGCGTACATCCAGTTACCACCCGTACTCGGTATTCCAGAGCAAAAACTAGATCCAACTTTTATCGCCAGTGTCTTTACTGGAGTGCTTAGCGACTTTTGGTGTTCAGGCAGCAAAGAAAGGTGGCAATGGAAATGGTAATGGATCTTCTACTGGTGGTGGTATCAGTAAAGCAGATATGGAAAGATTGATTGCTGCTGCAGCACAAACTGCACCTGCACAAACTATTCGTGTGGAGCAAGCACCAATCAAGTTCATCACTAATGATGATGAACCACCCGTAAAACCTACCGTATAATCTTATGAACTTCTTTAAATGGACTGCATTAGGAGTTGGTGGTGTTGTTGCCGTAGCACACATTGGTGTTCTGGGTCACATCATTACAGCAACCAAAGTGCCAGAAGCACCAGTTATTAATTTCCCGAGGGGAGATTATTCCTCATATAAGGTAGAGGCAGGTAAAGAAGGTTATAGTATAGAATACAAAGCAAACGATCCTGCTGTTCTTGAGTCACAAAAATCTCTATCATTAGATAAAGAATAAGAGAGGATTCTTTGGTGGTGGTAATGAAAGTCGCCGTGAGTGGCGCAAAGATCAATACACTATGGATGGCACTAGAAATCTAGGAGGTGCACATTAGACGGCGAGGGAAAGTCTGCAAAAGACATAGAGTGTATCGTGGCGGACGCTGGAGCACGGTCACAAGGTGCGATGGCAGGAAGTAGTATTGCTGCTGGAGTTGGTGTTCCTGCTGTGATTGGCATTCCATATGTTGGATGGTTAGCAGCTGGTTGGGTATCACTTTTGGGTGGTAGACTGGGATCTGAAGCAGGATCTACTGTTGGTTCAGTCTTTAATGATTGCTAATGTTGGTATACAATTATTTAATGATTGTTAATGAATTTAATTGAATTTGTTATTACATCCTTTGGATAATCCAAATGATCCTGTATGGTCAGTGATTTTTATGGTATTCCTTTCTGTGGCTATGGCAGTTTATGTCATCATATACATATTAGGAATAGATGAGAGAGAAGAACATGGGAGCCATGACACCACCAAGCAGGAAGAGTTGTTACAACTTCCGAGTGACGGAGATCAATCGTGTTCTTGATGGTGATACTATTGATGTCACCATTGATCTTGGGTTTGATCTATACAAGAAAGAAAGAGTTAGAGTTGCAGGAGTTGATACGCCAGAGAAGAGGACCAGAAACTTAGAGGAGAAGGCACTTGGAATCGAAGCAACCAACTGGCTCAAAGAAAAACTCGAAGGTACGTTGGCTGGTGATGATGAGTTGTCTGTTAGGACTGAACTTGTTGGTGGCACTGGGAAATATGGGCGTCTTCTGGGTTGGCTTTACATTGGGGACGACAGTGTGTCCCTTAACGAGCAAATGATCGAGGAGGGTTATGCTCATGCATATGACGGAGGAACAAAAAACATGGACCTTGAAGCACTCAGAGAAATCAGAAGGGCACACGGTACGTTGGTGTAGAAGTGCTGTCTGTGGATCTGCCCCCTTTATCCCAGACTCTGAATTTGGAGGGGAAAACTGCGAATTAACTTGTAACATTACAAAGGATTAAAATGAGAAGAGAAATGATTGATGCACTCAAAGCAAGTGCTATTGGAAATATTAAAAGAGCCAAGATGAATTGAGGTTTACTTTAGAAGTCCTGTTGGTATTGGTGAGCACCCAGATATTATGAGTGCCATTCAAGATCAAATTGATATGATCGCAAAGGAACAAGAACGTCTTGACGTTTTAGAAAAATACTTTGATGAAGACTGATGGAGATAGTTCCAATATCACTATTCCGAATAATGATATTCGTATTGGTAATATTCGTGATTTAAATATTAATGTAATGCCTGATTGGATGGTTAATCCTCCACAGGCACTACCAATTTACCCACCCGTGTCTACACAGGTGGGTGTTCCTATTGTTAATATACCTGGATGTGTTGAGTCTCATAGAGATAGTAGTGAGAATCAAACACTAAAGAAGAAGATAAGGATGGTGTCCAGACATTCTGTGATGCAGGAACACCTAGTTATAGTCCATTAGATTATGACCCACGTAGATTAGAAGTAACTACAACATCTCCACCTCCACCACCATATAAAGCACCAGAAGCAAAACCACCACCAACTCCTGATGCACCATCAACTCCTAAAACTGATGCTGCAAAAGCAGAGTGTCCTACAGTAGAGCACAACAATTAAAAAACCCTGTAGGAAAAGTATCCTAGAGGGTAATAAAAAGATTACTAGGTATGAGACAGTAGGAAAAGAATGTCTCCCTGTATTTGAAAATTTAAATATACCAGATCAGATTGTCCAGAACATACCATCAGCAGGTATGTAACTGTTACTGCATCTATCGCTGTGGTGGCAACGACCTCGGCACTGCTTGCAAAACCTCTTGCTGATCTTTTGTTAAAAGTGGTGAAACCTGTGACGAAGAAGGTTGTGAAGAAGATTGCTGCCTTACGGGGTAAGAAACCCCCGGTACTGTCTGCGTCTGAGAGGAAGGCGGAGCAACGCGACCGGAACCGGGCGATAAAGATCTTACGTTCGGCACTGAAACCGAAGGGATAGAGTGACGATGTTGCTTGACGGTGTTAACATTTTGAACTACAACATCTGCACATATTTTAAAGTAAGGACTTCTGGGTGGAAACTGATTCCTCTCTGCATTAATTCACCACAATTTTTAAGTCTCGCAATCTCAAAGTCTAATCTTTTATTGGCAATCAATTGTTGCTGCATTTGGATTTGAGTATCTGCTGCTTGTTTACAACGTTCTTGTAGTCCACCATCAAGTGGGAAAGAGATTGTTGCAGATAAACCAAGACTGGTACTGTAGTTTTTAGTATCACCAGTTCTTACTGGTTTCTGCCAGAGTTCTGCTCCTGGATTATCGGGCACACCATCACCCATCATTTCCATGTTCAGTGATGGTCATATCTTGACCATCTTCATATGCACGAACAGTTTCACCATCTGAATTAGTATATGTTCTATCATCATACCATGTGATTCCCACGGCCAGTTCTTTACTACCTTTTGAGTTTCTACTAATTGACCTTCAAAATCTCTGTTATCATACTGAGGTTCCATGTAGTGTGTCTCAAATGGATCCTTCTCATTACGAGCATGAGTAATGAATGGTGTGATATTAGCAGTCGGTCCTTGACATGCAATACCACCACCATATTGGTTAGTGATATATGGTCCTTGTAAAACCTGAATAGCTTGGTTGGTAACTGAGCCTGAACTATTTGCGATTGGGTTTGCTGTTGCAGAAACACCCCCTACATCAGCTGCACTGCAGGGGCAGTTACAACCACAGTCATGCAGATAGACATAATACTTTTACTGGGTAAAGATACTTGTTGTATCGGTGATGCTTGTAACCTCTGTGGTTCTTTGAATCACAGTTTGATTTGTTACACCCGGTCCCATGTAGGTCTGAGTGAACTGGAATGCTGCTCCTGGTTCTGCGATTGTGAAACTCTGTCCATTTAAATCGAGACCAGAGTTGGCGCTTGTTACTTGCCCCTCTGTTCCTCCTAATGGATTCACTATCACTGAGTTTGTCGTTGGGTTGGGACTGAGGGATTGCCCCCCGTTGGTCACGTTTGAACCCGATACTGAATATTGCCATCCTGTTGCATAGTCTATAGAGTTAATCGTTTCAGTCACCTTCGATGTTGTTTCCGTGTGACTTGTCATTGACCCCTGTGTGAAGTTTGGGACCACGGGGACCGCCAGGGCAGTGGCAGGAATAAGACTTGCTGCCACTGCAGACATCACAATATATATGATTGTCTTTCCAGAAGTCATGTTTTCTGACCTCCATTTTATTTAGTGTAGAATCGTGAGCTCACTGACAAATTGTCCAGTAGCATTTGTACCAGCACCACCAGCCGTCAAAGTAATAGCACCAGCAGTACTAAGAGTACCAGCTAGAGAACCAGCAGATCCTGCAGTTGTAGATGTAATATTGCCAAAGTTTGCTACATCACCAACAGTGACTGCACTGGTTGGGATTGCATCTGCCTGTGTATAAGACTGAGAGAAACTAAAAGAACTACCAGGATTATCCTGAGTGGCAGCAATTGTACCTGGGGCATAAATTCCACTGGTAATTGCACCAGTAGAAATTGTATTAACTGTTGTTCCGTCAGTAGTATCTACACCGCTGCCTGAAATTGAGAAGTTACTACCAAGTCTTGTGACATTAGTAGCAGCAGCATCAACGGTTAATTGAACACTAGAAGATAACTTATGAGTAAGAGCACCTGCATTTGCTGCTGGTGCGGTCATCAATAACATTATGAAAGGTAGAAACCGTTTCATAGTAAACCGAGAAGGGTATGTATATGTATTTAGAGAGATGTATTTTCAAGAGCAAGTAAATGTTCTTAGTGATACTTTTTCAATAAAATAAATAATTAAAAAATATGCTGAAATGTCTATTAGGACTGCTGCAATAGTTATAGATAATTTTTTATCTGAAGATCAATGGAATTGGATTCAGAGTAATTTGAATGATTATATGAATACTGATGAGTTTGTTGAAAATGTTCATGAACCATATGTAACTTCTATTGGGTGGATTAAAGATAAACTTTCTTCTTTTGATTTTTTCAATGAACACTGGAATACTAATTTAGATTCTTGGTCTTTTATTAATACACTACCACCAAATATTGATAGGGAATCTTCAGGAACTGGATATCATATTGACTTTGGTGGATTTGTATATTATATTCATCCTACATGGGATGAGTCCTGGGGAGGAAATCTTCTATTTCAAAATTGTGATGTAGATAAGATTACCCCAGTTCCAAATAGATTTGTTTGGATTAACCCTAAAGTTCCTCATGGAATTGAAGTTGTAAATGATACTGCAACTCATAATAGAATTACTATCGTTGGTTGGCCTGAAGGATGTATAGAATATCCTGACGCAACTCAACAAATAAATATTACATATTAAGTGCAATCGATGGCAAATAAGTATAGCAAAGCATTAAAGCACCTAAAGAATAAAAATATTGATGAGAAGTTGAAGTTGCTTGAGCAAATTCCAACAAATAATACTGGAGGATTGTATGTTGATGTCCTGGAGAATTTGAGACAGAGGAAATTGGACCTGTAGAATTATTGCCGAAGGTCAGCAGATCTTGCGGAAGATGGAGACGGTGCTGAAGGATATACTGGAAATGATACAACTGGATTATTTCTTGCCGATGGAACAATGTTAATAGTAGAACCACCTGGTGATACTTCATATATTTTAGGACCCATGATTTCCATGTGGTATGCATGGGCAAACTATACTCAGATTGGATATGTTCGTCAGTCTGATAGAAAGATGGTGAACCTTGGTAGAATTGCTGGTGAAATGTCTGCCTGGGATGGTGAAACTGGATTTACTGGTTATGGTCAATTGAGTATTGAGCAGGCAGTATGGTATAAAGATCAAAAAGAGCAGACTATCGTGCATTCTATCCAGGTCCACCATCAAACCCCCTGATCAGTATGGTAGATATATTGGTTCGATAGTTGATGTTTTTAAACCAACAGAGAGACAAGACCCTAGGTTCTGGGATCCAGGAACTCAGAGGGGATTTAATCCTACTGATGATCATTCTCTTGCTATGGATAATATGGGTGGTTGGTTAGCAGCTGCTGCAATATTAGGATTTGTAGGGAAAACGGTTTATGATTTTTATCAATGGTGGAATAGGCAAAATGAAGAGATGAGACAGAAACTTCGTGATCTTGTTAATCCTCCAAAATATTCAAGAGAAACTCAATATAGAGACTTGGCAGGATTGAGACCTGATGGAACTCAAGGTATGAATAGACTTGGTGATACGAATAGGGGACATGATGGAACACTTTATAGATTGCAGAAGAGAACTCTACCAGATGGAACTCCTGCTGGTTACAATATATGGTCGCCTGTTCGACAGGCAGGTGGGGGTGGTAATAATATGGTTGCTCATCATGAACCAAAAGGATTGGTTCTTACTGAAAGTCGTAAGAAAATTATTCGTGATATTAAGAAACCAGTACAGGTTAAAGAGATTCCAACTAAAGTTAAAGTATCCCCTAAGTTGAGAAAAAATAAATCTGTTGGTGTTGATATGATGAAGATACCTGATGTTCCAAAACAATATAAACCACAAACAAGCATTTGGGGTAAAGCAGATTACAATGCAAATGTTAGAGCATCACAAGAGAAAAAGAATGAAGTTCTTGAATTAGTTGGTGCAGCAGAACATCATTGGACTTACTTGACTGAGGATAGAAGGAAGAAACAGCAGGAGAAAGTCAATGAAATGATGTCTGCAGAATATGATAAGCAGATGGAACTTTTATATGAGAAGCACAGAATAAAGGAAGGCAAACTTGAATAAAGCAATATCTGCTTTTAGAAAACCTACTGATATTGCTCCAGAGTATCCCAAAGAACCGCCACCACAATTAGATCCACAAACTGGTATGCATCCAAAATTTGGAAAAAATTATAAGCATGATAAATTAGATCCACAAAGTGCAGAAGCTATGCCGCCAACTGGAAATCCAGAAATTGATGCAAACATGTCAAGAAGGCAACCAACGCAAAAGAGAAGTCAAGAAAACTCAAAGTTCTTCTTGGGAACAGGAAAAAAATTAGTGAAAGTATGACCACTGCTTCTTTGATGAGCACAACTCTTCCTGCTGAGGGTGATGTTGATTTAGTTAATGTTGATGTGAGTAATGCAGATACTTGGATAGGGTCAGGTAATGATGCAGGAACAGTTTCTGCATCTGGACTATCTTTTGATCAATTGCCTAGTGGTGGAGGTTCTGCTGTAAACTGGTCACTTGGAAATGCGACTAGTGCATTTGATGCCACAACAGTTAATAATTTAAAAGTAACTGTTACTACTGGTACTGGAATTGATGCTCCAAAATCAAGTAATCCTTTAAAAGTTCAGTGGGTTTCATCTTCAGATTTTGGACTTTTAGGAACTTTTTCTGCGGTTGGTGGAACACAAGTTTTTGAATTACCTAAAGAAGCAAATGTAAAAGATTTGCGTATTTTTTACAGTGTATCTAGTGATGGGAATAGTTCTTATCAACAAGAGTATACAAATGAATATCTTGTAGGCAAAAGTATTTTTAGTGGGACTATGAACTCAACTGATTCTTTAGGTGCTATGGGTATGTTGAGATTAGGAAATCCTCCATCTCCATTTCCACCAAATTATCCAACTTCCGAAAGTGTAAAACTTTTATCTGGAGGAGTTTGGTGGATAAATGCTTTATCGGATGGAAACCCTAGAGGATATCAAGCCCCCTCAGGAAATCCAATCGTTGATCAAGACCGACTTGCTATATGGAATCAAGTATTCAGTTTATATGGATCATTCGCTAACAGAGGGTCTAATTTATATACAATTACTAGTACAAATTTTCAAAGAAGAACTCCAATGAATGTCTTTGTTAGTCTGGATAGTCCAGAGGCAACTGCATTTATTAGAACTGATCCATCAATGCAAGGTCTTTCTGCAGAAGAAAGGAGAAAGAAATTGATTGATATGTTGGATGCGGGCGATGAATACTTACTGAAGTATCTTGGTTTGATTGGTAGTAAGGCTAGACCTTCTGAAGTTATTATGCCAGATAGTTGGGAACAGGCTGCACAGAATAGTTCTATGGACATTCAGGTTGGTGATGAGAGAATTACTAAAGTAGATGGAAAAACGAAAACTGACACCACTAGAGGAATTAAAGATGGTAAAATAGACGGTAAAGATTTTAATACACAACCAAAATCGCAACCACAATTCCAACCACAATCGCAACCAGATTCTGAAAAAGAAACATCAATTTCTAAAGAAAAAGCTGTAAAAAACATTTTTGAACCAATTTCAAATGTGAATAATTCTGACAAAGCAGAACTTGAAAAAAATATTGAAGCATCTTGAAACAACTTGAAATTGATAATGAGCAATTAAAAGGTGATTCTCTTAAGAGAAATATTACAACAGCTGTTGAATTGGGACTTGATGTTCTCACTGTAGCTTCTATACCTAGCCACTGGGGATGGATCAGGTGCATTGGCTCTTGCAGCATCAAAAGCAGGTGTTAAAGCAGGTGTGAAAAAAGGAGTGACAACTGGTGTGAAAACTGCAGTTCAAACTAGTACTAAAACTGCAGCACAAAGAACAACTATTGATGCGTTTCAAAAACAAGTGACTAGTCCTAAAACTCTGGATGCTGCAAGTCAAGCAATTAAAAGAGCAGGACCAAAATATGCTAAAGATGTAGCAATTCCAATCAAAGTACAAGGAAAAACTATTAATATAAAAGCAAATGAAATTTTAAGGAATAAAGGAATTCAAGCAAATTCATATAAACCAAAAGGAGAAACAATCATGGAAAAGAATGGATTCCATCCTGACTTGGTTGATGGTAAGAAGATTGCAAATAGATTTAATCCTAGACCCTCCAAGGCAATGGGCAACCCCCATATTGATAAGAAAGTCAGAGCAGCAGCAAAGAAACCAAAATAGGGGCTTGACAGGTCCGGGAAACCGTAGTATTATAAATAAGTCGAGAGGTTAAGGAACCAACACATTTCTTAACTGTTCGTTACACCCCGCAAACCAAGACCTATAGGGTGTCTAAAAACGTCTTTAATACCTGCCTCTGAGGGTGATACAGGAATAGTAAAACCATCATTTCCCTGATGATCTTACTTTTTTTCAACAATGGCTTCAACACTTTCAAGGCAACAATCAACCTCATCGTGGGAATCTTTCTGCGAGTGGGTAACTTCCACCAACAACCGTCTGTATGTCGGTTGGTTCGGCGTACTGATGATTCCAACTCTGCTTGCAGCAACTATCTGCTTCATCGTCGCCTTCGTCGCTGCTCCTCCTGTGGACATCGACGGCATCCGTGAACCAGTTGCTGGTTCACTCATGTATGGTAACAACATCATCTCTGGTGCAGTTGTTCCATCTTCCAACGCAATTGGTCTTCACTTCTATCCCATCTGGGAAGCCGCATCACTTGATGAGTGGCTGTATAACGGTGGTCCTTTCCAACTCGTAGTCTTCCACTTCCTGATCGGCATCTATGCCTATATGGGACGTGAGTGGGAACTTTCATACCGTTTAGGTATGCGTCCATGGATCTGTGTTGCATACTCTGCACCAGTCGCTGCAGCATCTGCAGTCTTCCTCGTCTATCCTTTCGGTCAAGGTTCTTTCTCCGATGCTATGCCTCTTGGTATCTCTGGTACTTTTAACTATATGCTTGTCTTCCAAGCAGAGCACAATATCCTTATGCACCCGTTCCACATGCTCGGCGTTGCTGGGGTATTCGGTGGATCTTTGTTCTCTGCTATGCACGGAAGTCTCGTTACTTCTTCACTCGTCCGTGAGACGACTGAGCAAGAGTCACAGAACTATGGTTACAAGTTCGGTCAAGAAGAAGAGACCTATAACATCGTCGCAGCCCATGGTTACTTCGGTCGTTTGATCTTCCAATACGCATCATTCAACAACTCACGTTCATTGCACTTCTTCCTTGCTGCATGGCCTGTTGTTGGCATCTGGTTCACCGCACTTGGCGTCTCCACGATGGCGTTCAACCTCAACGGTTTCAACTTCAACCAGTCCATCCTTGATGGTCAGGGTCGTGTGCTCAACACCTGGGCAGACGTACTGAACCGTGCAGGTCTTGGGTATGGAAGTTATGCATGAGCGTAACGCACACAACTTCCCACTTGACCTTGCTGCTGCTGAGTCAACACCTGTTGCACTCACCGCACCCGCTGTTGGTTGATTAATCTGCTATAATTAATAGGAAGGAGGGGTCTTCGGTCCCCTTTTTTTTATTCTCAAATGTTAAGTTTAATTACTTATTCTTATGATTGGAAAATTAGATCCAGAAGAAAGAATTTTGAATGATGTCCTACCAGAATTACCAAAATGGTTTGCTCAAACTTCTGACGAACCATATGATAGGCATCAATACCGATTGGTATATTCAAATAAACAATCTACAATATTTGATTCATGGGAAGAACTGAGATATGAATGGTTTTAATACCATCACAGTTCAAATCTCATGATAGAAGTGTTAGATAAAAACACAAAAAGAAAAAAACTAAGGAGGTTTTAAATAGAAAATGGTTGCATCAACTTTACAACAACAAAGGAGGGGATGGTTTGACGTACTCGACGACTGGCTTAAGCGGGATCGTTTCGTTTTTATTGGCTGGTCTGGACTTCTTCTTCTACCCACTGCTTATCTTGCTATTGGCGGTTGGCTTACTGGTACGACTTTCGCTACGAGCTGGTATACCCACGGTCTCGCTAGTTCCTATCTTGAGGGTGCAAATTTTCTTACAGCGGCAGTTAGCACTCCAGCTGACGCTATGGGTCATTCTCTTCTTCTTCTCTGGGGTCCTGAGGCTCAGGGGGATTTCGTCCGCTGGGTCCAACTTGGGGGACTCTGGAATTTTGTGGCGCTCCACGGAGCATTTGCCCTCATTGGTTTCATGCTTCGTCAATTCGAGTTGGCTAGGTTAATTGGAATCCGTCCGTATAATGCTATTGCGTTCTCTGGGCCTATCGCTGTTTTTGTCAGTGTGTTTCTCATCTATCCTCTCGGACAGTCCAGTTGGTTCTTTGCACCGTCGTTTGGTGTGTCTGCGATATTCCGCTTTCTACTCTTCCTACAGGGTTTCCATAACTGGACGCTCAACCCTTTCCATATGATGGGAGTTGCTGGTATACTTGGAGGAGCATTGTTATCTGCTATTCATGGCGTAACTGTAGAGAATACTCTCTATGAAGATGGGGATCAAGCAAACACTTTCAAGGCTTTTGACTCTACGCAAGAGGAGGAGACTTACTCGATGGTTACTGCGAACCGTTTCTGGTCACAGATCTTCGGTATTGCTTTTAGTAATAAGCGTTGGTTGCATTTCTTTATGCTCTTCGTTCCCGTCATGGGTCTCTGGACAAGTTCTATCGGTATTATTGGACTCGCTCTTAATCTACGTGCTTACGACTTTGTATCTCAAGAGATTCGTGCAGCAGAAGATCCAGAGTTTGAGACTTTCTATACCAAGAACATCCTATTGAATGAAGGACTACGTGCATGGTTAGCACCAGTTGATCAACCACATGAGTCATTCGTATTCCCAGAAGAAGTTCTACCAAGAGGTAACGCATTGTGATTCAATCTCTAGGATTCTTATTACTTCGTATAGCGATAGGCACTATGCTTATCCATCATGGATATGAGAAACTAGAGAACATTGAAAACTTTGCGGATGCATTTGTAAGACCATTGCATCTTCCATTCCCAATCGTCTCCTCATACTTCGCAGCATTTGCTGAGATTGTGGGGAGTTGGATGGTTATCTGTGGACTCGGCACTCGTCTGGGTGCCTTAGCAATCTTAGGTACAATATCATTCGCAATTTATCATGCCCTAGTTACATCTGGATTTAACATCTACTTGTTAGAACTCTTAGTTCTTTACTGGGGAGGTGCAGCATGTATCGTTCTCAGTGGTCCTGGTAATTTCTCAATAGACCATCTCATAAAACGGAGACTCACAAATGATTAAAGCACTATACAGTATTATGTTTGCTGCTCTAATGTGGGTACAAGTCCCACAGTGGAGTGACGATTGGTCTAAGTGTGCAGTAGATGTACCAGACACAGCATGTCATTGGTATATCACAGCACCCGATAGCACAATGGGTGAAGGATTTAGTTGGGCAAATGCCCCTTGGTTCAGTGCTGAAGGTCTCCGTGATATTGGAGAACTTCACAACACAGTTCAATCTCTACAGGAAGCATGAATAACTTTGAAGTCTTTCTTTATTTTGTATGCTTTGCTGCCATTGGTGGTGCTGCATTTGCAATGATGTGGAGTAACATTCAATCTATTAATATAGAGATGAGTAAACCTCCTAAACCAAAGCATCCTGAAGCACCTGAAGCAGGTGAAGAGTAATGATGTATGTCCAGATGCCCATTATCTTTTTTTAAGTCAGAGAAAAACTTTCTCATAGATACTGTAGTTGAACAAATTTAGATGAAATTAGAGAAGTAGACATTCAAATGGGATCAAATGGAAACTTGATTTTTGATCCTTCTGATGTTACAATCAATGCAGGAGATACCATACACTTTGATGGTACCTTTACAAACAAGATAAATGATTGATATACTAGGGGTCTATCGGACCTCGTTTTTTTATGAGAATTTTTCTTAGATACAGCAGACACAGAAGTTATTCGTAAATATTTTAGTACTGGACTAGTTGATGGTGTCACAACTAACCCTTCACTTATCTTAAAGAGTGGTCGTAATCCTGAAGATGTATATCAAGAGATTAAAGATATTGGTGTTCAAGATATTAGTATGGAGGTGATGGGTACTGACCTTGAGATGTATTGATGAAGGTATTCGTCTGTATGAAAAGTTTGGAGTGTTGCTACCGTAAAGTTCCATGCACACGAGAAGGTCTTGCATTGTATGCAAGTCTCTATCTGATCAAGAACATCAAGGTTAACGTTACACTTATCTTCTGTGCCTCTCAGGCAGTCTAGCAGCAAAGGCGGGGGCAACATATGTTTCTCCCTTTGTAGGACGCTTAGACGACCAGTCAGTAGCAGGTCTGGAGGTTGTTAGATCTATCTCTGAACTGTATCGTATTCATGGATGTCAACTCAGGTTCTTTCTGCATCTATCCGTAGTGTGCAACGTGCTATCAGGTCATGGTATAATGGAGCACAGATTTGTACGATGCCACCTAAGGTATTTGATCAAATGTATGATCACATTCTTACAGACAAAGGTATGGAAATTTTTGAAAACGATTGGAAAGGAGTATGTGAAATGACTTTTACAGTATATTCAAAGGATGGTTGTCCTTATTGTGATAAAGTTCAACAGTATTACAACTTGCAGAAATTAAGCATGTGATATATAAACTTAACAGGGACTTCACCCGCGAAGAATTCTATGATAAGTTTGGAGAAGGTTCTACCTTTCCAAGAGTAGTCAAAGATGATACTTATTGGTGGATGTATGGAAACTGTTAAGTATCTAAGGGAACAAAATTTAGTCTAATGGAACAAAACCTCATCGACATTTATGATCTTATTGAACATGCTATTGATAATGCCTTTGAGGGGAGAATGAATCTAAAATTTTATGATTATCTAAAAGATAATAAAACTAAGAAACATGAAATAGATCATTTTATTGAAAGTTCTACAGCAGCTGAACTGAGTGAACTTACTATGGATCTTGATGAGTATCTTGTTGGTGGTTCTGATAATGAACATAAACAACTTCGTGAAGGTTATGGTCACATTCCCAAACCACAAGCAAGAAAAATAAAAACATATTTGTATAGTATCTTAGAAGATGCTTGGAGGTATAGTCGTGACAGACGACCTGGACGAAGAAAAAAGCAATCTAAATAATCAGAAACCCACATTAATCGTGGGGTAGAGTTATTACTAAGAAATAGGAGGGTAAACCAGATCCGCCAAAAACTTTTCAGATAAAGTTTGGTAATATGGTCTCCCTTTTTCGAAGAGAGATTGTCTTTCACCTTAAACTTCTATCTGGACATTAGAAAGAAATAAATCTCTGGAGTAGAAACATGTTAGCAGTAACACTTACAATTGGAACACTTGTTTCAATTATGTTCTTTTTTGTAGGAGGTGTGGTAGGATGGTTAGCAAGAGAAAACACCTGGGTAAATCAACCAATTTATACGCATCCAGAGATGTTTGACGAAAACGGGAATGTATTACCCGACGAAATTTTAGCAGTACGATTTGAAAATGGCTATGACGAACTCGACGAAGAAGACGACAACTAGAAAACCAACAACTAAACCAACCTGCCACTAAAGGTAAGTTTGCAAAGAAAGCAGCACCAGAAACTCTACCGGAACAACAATCCTTTTGTATTATGAGATTTTTGAACTTGTTAGTAAGCAAAGATCTAAAGCAAAGAAAGTTGAAGTTCTTAAAGAAGTATGAACATAATTCAATTAAAGTGTATTTTCATTTGGAACTTTGATGATCTGTGTTATCTCTATCTTCCTGAAGGTGAAGTTCCTTATGGAGATCCAGATGATCAATCTGCATTATGCTGGTTCTCTCTCTGATAATATTTCTAGAGAGAAGCAAAAGGTGGAGAATCTGCAACTGGACAAGATCTTGATGGTAGAAACAAAACATCTCTCCGCAAAGAATGAGTTAATCTTTATCATTTTGTGAAGGGTGGTAATGATTCTCTAACAAAACCCGTAGAGAGATGATGTTTATTAATATTCTTAGAGGACTTCATCCTAAAGAAGCAGAATTCTTATTCTTAGTTAAAGACAAACTTCTTACTGACAAAGTATAAAATTGACAAAAGATATTGTAAAAGAAGCATATCCAGAAATTAATTGGGGAGGTCGTTCCTGATGACAAATCAATTAGGTGAAATGCCTAGTAAAACAGAGGAGAAAGAAATGGCCAATTATGGGTCAGAGGAAAGTAAAATTAATCCATCTGATTATGATTGTCAAATTCTTCTTGAGAAAACAACACATGAAGCATTGCAAATGATAAGTCTTTTCCTACAGATGCAAGACTTATCTGGTACATTGTTGATGGTGTAGAGTGTATGGATCTTACTCGATGTAATAAAGTATCAAAGATGTTTGATATGTATTATGATCGATATGGAAAGGGATCAGTTCAAAGAATTGACTTTGGATATGGTTCTATCAATCCAAAACTCTGGGGTATTAAACCAAAAGAACAGAAGAAAAGAAAATGAAACCTAGTGACGAAGATCTTAAAAAGGCGGTTGATATGTTAATTCGCCAAGAAATTCAAGAAAATATAAATGATTATGTTGATACAAAAGATACCACTAAAAAAGTGGACTTGGATTTGTTGAAGAAGATGAGTTGATGGTAAGTGTCTCTCAAAAAGAGATTGAAAAAATTATCAAACAATATAAAAAACTCAAAAAAAGTGAGAAATCAAATCTATCTCAAGATTAAAAAATTAGGCACAGAATAAATATACCAGCAGGTAAATACGTATGCTTTCTACCCAATATAGGTTGCGACTTGAAGCAATCTGCGAAAAGATAATTCTTAACGAAGAAGTATCTTTATCTGATATGATCTGGGCAAACAAATTAGCAAAGTCAAATCAAAGTGCATCATCAATACTAAGGAAAGCACGTAGACAATCAAGAAACCCTGACATGAAGGAGGGTGGTCTTGATGATTTTATGAACCAGATGGACCTTGGGGACCCTGATCCATCTAATCATTCATCAGGGTTCGGTAGTGCTGATGACATTGCAGACTGGTTTTCTCATGAAAAAACTGATGACTGGAGACAACGTGATTAAAGATTATGTTACAATCACAACATGGGATAGACAATTCCAGTGTGTGCGTTATCATTATGTTCATAAGTCTTCTCCTAATCCAGTAAGAGAAGTAAAAAATTTATTCCCATTCGAGGAAGTATACGAAGATGCAAGCAGTAATTTACAGTAACGGTAGTCAAGAATGTGAACGAGCTGGTATGCTCTTGAAAAGTATTCACGAAGATTTCCATGAATACTTTTTGGATGAAGACTTTACAGATAAACAGTTTCATGCAGAGTTTGGTGGAAATGCAGAGTATCCACAAATTTCTATTGGACTCAAGCATCGTGGTGGTCTCAAGGAGACCTTGCATTATTTGAATAACCATAATTATAAATGTTCGTGTTGATACGAAGACACTTGACTAAATAATGTATGAGGTCTATAATAAGACCTGACGTTCATCCCACTCTTGGGTGGGACGCAAGTAAGTCGCGGAACGGAGCCGTTCATCCCATGATTGATTTTTCTTATATTCAACACTCAGTTGTTCTGATGCCGATGCAATTATGCTACGGATGAAGAATAATGAAAATCTTAACAATCAAGTTAGGATTGAATTGATTGAGGTTATGAAGGAGTCATCTCCTGATTGCTATTGGGACGCAAACGACTAAAGGAACGGACCTAAAAATCCAACTACTTTAGGAGTACCTACAATGAACACACTAAACATGATCAAGAAGCAGATCAACAAAGCATCTGCTGTTCACGACGCACAGATTACTCACACCTCATATCGTGGTGTTGAGTATTCTACTCGTTGTGTAGAAAGCAAAGAGTCTCACGGGACTTTCTGCTATCGTGGACGCACTTACACTAAGTGATTGTCAAACCGATTAAATAGTGTTATGATGGGAGGGAAACCTCCCATTTTTTATGGAAAGAGATAAACTAAAACTGATAGTAAAGAATCTAAAACTGCTGGTTGATGCTCTTGAGTCTGAGGTATACTCTGATGTAGATGTATACACGACCAAGCAAGAAAATTTTGATGATCCTGCTTCCAACTACATATTAGATTATGACGAAGTTTTTGAGGACGACGATGGATAAGATAGATACACAAGGGATGAGTTTTCCTAGTAGTGGTAAATCAAAATCAAAGAAATCATATCCACCACTGGTAATACCAAAACGAAATGTCTTTACTGATTTAGAAAGACAAGAACTAAAAGACATTATTAACGAGACACTTGATGAACGAGAACAACGTAAAACTAATCAGCGCAACTCCTGATGCAGAGAAGCACATGGCATACTGTGCCCGTGTGTCGAACCCTAACAACCAGGAGAATGAAAAGTTCTCTGGACTCCTCAAGTATTGTGTGAAGCATCAGCACTGGAGTATTTTTGAGCAAGCATATATGACTCTGGAGTTGAATACTACTAGAGGAATCGCAGCTCAAGTGCTTCGACATCGTTCATTTACATACCAGGAATTTTCACAACGATATGCTGATAGTTCCCTACTCGCGGAGGAGATCCCTCTACCTGAACTACGCAGACAAGACACCAAGAATCGTCAGAATTCTATTGATGATATTGATGCGTTTGTTCGACAAGAGTTCCAAATCAAAATGCAAAAACACTTTGAAGAGGGAATGAAACTATACAAAGAGATGCTTGATGCATCGATTGCAAAGGAGTGTGCTCGCTTTGTGCTCCCTTTGGCATGTCCCACCAAAATTTACATGACAGGATCAGTTCGGTCGTGGATCCATTATATCGATTTGCGTTCTGCAAATGGTACACAGAAGGAACATATGGATCTTGCATTAGGTGCAAAAGAAATCTTCTGTGAACAATTCCCTGCTGTTGCTGAAGCAATGGAATGGGTTTCATAAATATTTACACCAACAATTGAGCTATGCCAACATACCCCGTTATTAATTTAGAAACAAAAGAGAAGAAGACACTCAGTATGACTATGAAAGCATACTCGGAGTGGAAAGAAGAGAACCCAGGATGGGATAAAGATTGGTCAGAAGGATGTGCAGGACAGTCTACTGAGTTTAAGTGGACTGGTGAATCCTAAATCCAGTGGATGGAATGAAGTTTTGGATCGTGCATCTAAACAACCAGGTGCAAATGTCCGCAAAAACCGTTACTACGGTTAATTCTTCTAATCTTTTATAGTGTATGCCAGCAAAAAGAAAGACTCAAACTCCAGTCCCATTTGGGATGTCCAATAGACAAATGAAAAGAAAAAAACCAATCAACTCAGACTTAATGAGGAAGATTGAACCCCTGACAGAAAATCAGGAGGAACTCTTCCGTTGCTATAAGAATGATCAGAACCTTGTAGCATATGGTGCAGCAGGAACAGGTAAGACCTTTATTACCCTCTACAATGCTCTTAAGGATGTTCTTGATGAAAGGACACCTTATGATAAGATCTACCTTGTCAGGTCTCTTGTAGCAACCAGAGAGATTGGTTTTTTACCTGGAGATCATGAAGACAAGTCTTCACTTTATCAAATTCCATATAAGAATATGGTAAAGTATATGTTTGAGATGCCTACTGATACAGACTTTGAAATGCTGTATGGCAATCTTAAAGCACAAGGAACAATTAGTTTCTGGTCTACTTCTTTTATCCGTGGTACTACACTTGATAATGCAATTATTATTGTTGATGAATTTCAAAACTTGAATTTTCATGAACTTGATAGTATAATTACAAGGATTGGACAAGAATCTAAAATCATGTTCTGTGGTGATGCCACTCAATCTGATCTTATTAAATCTGCAGAGAAGAATGGTATTGCAGACTTCATGAGAATTCTTAGAACAATGCCATCATGGATATTATTGAGTTTGGTGTTGAAGATATTGTTCGTTCAGGACTCTGTAAAGAATACTTAATTGCAAAAATGGATCTTAATCTATGACATTTATTCATCATAATTTTCTAGGTGACCTTGAATTAAATAAGAAAGAAACAACTGGCATCCGTCTCTATAACTTACCTAATGGAGACTGGGTGCCTTCTATTACGTCTGTAACTTCTTTTTATAACCGACAGATTTTTGTTAAGTGGCGTAAACGAGTTGGTGTTGAAGAAGCAAATCGTATTACAAAAAAAGCAACTACCCGTGGTACTGATTTCCACGAAGCAGTTGAAGTATACATGAGGAACAATGAAATAAATTGGGATGACTTTCGTCCACTCACCCAGTTTATGTTTCATCATGCCAAACCATATCTAGATAAGATAAATAACATACACGCTATTGAAAGAACTCTGTACTCTGAGTATCTTGGATTAGCTGGTAGAGTTGACTGTATTCGGCGAATACGAAGGAGAACTTGCAGTCATTGACTTTAAGACTTCTGAAAAGATTAAACCAGAAGCATGGTTAGAAAATTATTTCGTTCAAGAAACTTTTTATGCTGCTGCCTACTATGAACTGACTGGTATCCCCGTTAAAAAACTCATCACTATCATGGTTACACCTGGTGGAGAGGTTAAAGTATTTGACAAAAGAAACAAAGGGGATTATATTAAGTTATTAGTTAGATACATTAAAGAGTTTGTACATCACAATACTAGGTCAGAGAATGGGGAATGAACTAGAAAAAGCACTAGAGAATAAGTTTTTCTGCCCCTCTCGTTTTGCACAAGAGATTGAATCTCTTGTTCTCAGTGCTGAAAAAATGAGTTATATTGATGCTATTATTCACTTCTGTGAAAAGAATAGTCTTGATCTAGAGTCAGTTCCTAAACTGATATCTAAACCTCTAAAAGAAAAAATTAAATGCGAAGCTCAGGAACTTAATTTCCTGAAGAGAAGTTCCCGTGCCAAATTACCCCTTTAAATCCATTTGGGGGGGAAAAAATTTCCGGCAAAAATTTGACTCTATTACTTTTTCATGATGCCGTTTGATGCCTACAAGCAATACCTTTCGTTGAAGAATCACTTCACGAAAGAAAAGTATGACTACCACAAGTATTGTGGTAAAAGTCGTGCTACAGTTCAATCTTTTTATAAAAGAAAAGATAGATTTTGGTTTGAAAAGTTATCAAGAAATAAAGATGATAAGGAAGTAATTGAGTTCTTCATATCTAATTTTATTACTTGCACTGATCCAAGTAAACTTTGGATAGGAGAAATGATACGAGAGGGTGAAGGTAGATATACTTCATGGAAGAAAAGAACACAATCACTTTCGTATGTTTTTAAAGAAGAAGTAGAAAAAATATTTTCTGATAGTAATTTTGATTCAATATTCTCTTTAGATGAATCTACACATCCTCAGATACTTAAAGAATATCTGAAGGATAATATTTCAATTGAAACTTTTGTTATTCTTGATAGAATACTTGGTTTCAGAAAAGACTGGGATGAAAAATTATCTGATCCAGTTTGGGAGACAGTCAGTATGAGAATGAAAAAGTATTCTCCATTCCTAAATATTGATGTATCTCGTTATAAAAAAATTCTTAAAAAGGTTGTGATAGGGTAATGAGTTTTTTCGATTCTGATGTAGTCCGTGCAGAAATGACGGAAATAGGTGAGTTGCAAGATGATGTTTATCGTAACGTCTTCAAGTTTCCTAATATGTCAAAAGAAGAGCAGAAATTTCATGTTGCTCTTCTTGAAAAACTTGATTGATAAACAAAGAGTTTTATATACTCGTTTAAGTTTATCTGATGATCCTGAAGCAAAGATGATGAAGGATCGCATTATTGAATCTGCAACCATGATGGGACTTCCTCCCAACACAGGCATGAATACTGTCTTTAGTAACATGTCTAAAATGCTTGAAGTGATGAAGAAACAGATTGACAAAACTGATTCTGACCTATAGAATGAAGAGGTACACAAAAGCCAAATCCAAAAAATCTAAAGAATCCTATGTCTTTCGCAAATCTTAAAAAGCAATCCTCTCTTGGTTCCCTTACCTCTAAACTGGTAAAGGAAGTTGAGAAGATGAACAATACCAGTAGCGGTGGAGATGACCGTCTCTGGAAACCTGAAATGGATAAGACCGGCAATGGTTATGCCGTCATTCGTTTCCTCCCTGCTCCTGAAGGAGAAGATCTCCCTTGGGCAAAGATGTACTCCCATGCCTTCCAAGGTCCTGGTGGATGGTACATTGAAAACTCTTTGACTACAACTGGTGGTAAAGACCCTGTATCCGAGTACAATCGTGAACTCTGGAACAGTGGTAATGAATCAGATAAAGATACTGTTCGTAAGCAGAAACGCAAACTCTCTTACTATGCCAACATCTATGTTGTGCAGGACAAGGCTAACCCTCAGAATGAAGGTCGTGTCTTCCTGTATAAGTTTGGTAAGAAGATCTTTGATAAGGTCATGGAAGCAATGCAACCTGAGTATGAAGATGAAACAGCAATCAATCCGTTTGACTTCTGGCAGGGTGCTAACTTCAAACTGAAACTGAAGAAGGTTGCAGGTTACTGGAACTATGATTCTTCTGAGTTTGATCACCTTCACCTCTTCTGGATGATGACGATGCACTGGAAGCACTGTGGAAGAAGCAGTATTCATTGACTGCTCTCACTGCTGCAGATCAATTCAAGTCCTATGAACAACTACAAACACGTTTGAAGATGGTTCTGGGTCAGAAGTCTGCACCTGCTCGTTATGATGAAGAGACTGACAACGAAGACAACTCTCGCGGTAGTTTTGCTCCTGACTGGGCAGCAAAGAGTGCTCCTGCTGCAGACTTCAATGCACCTGACATCACTCCAACAAAGTCTGCTGACTCTGATGAAGATGATGCTCTGTCCTACTTCCAGAAACTTGCTGAAGAATAATGGATAGTGCAGTTCATGCATGGAACACCATGAGTTACGGAGAAGGATTTCTCTTCTCCGTCTGGTTGTTAGGAATGTATTACATCAAACTTAGGATGGACAAATACTTCCAATAATCAACTATAAATCCTAATATTATCTCCCGTTTTTAAGGTTCTAGTCTTATACTGACTAGAACCTTTTTTATATGTCATAAGAAGTTCAAGATCATCTAAAACAATCTGTAGGTATCTTGGTTTTAATAAGAATATATTTCTTCTATTTGTTTGTAGTTCCTCTTCATATTGATAATTTGTTATTTCTTTAGTTGGATATGATGTAGTATATCCACCATTATCAAAGTATGTGATACTGTAATCAGAAGGAACTCTAAGACCTGGAGTTACCATTACAACACCGTCACTATTTTTAGTTTCTACAGTTTCGTAATGATGAGTTGAGTATAGATTATCATAAGTATCATACTTCTCTAGGAGGAAGGAATCAAATCCTCTTTGAGTTAATGGCCATTCTGTTTGAATATTTTGAATATTATTACAAACTAAAACCAACCAATCTAAATTTTGATCACCATAAAATTCAGATGCAACATTATCTGGTCGATCGTCTCCTCTAATCTGATACTTTGAGAACACAGAAAGATCTTGAAAAATATCTTCTCTGAGTTTGCCTCTTTTAAATAGATTTTTTACAGGAATGTAGTCTGATATATTAGCATCTGGAAGCCTACTAACATATTCAAAATTTGGAACTCTGCTAAAGTAGTTTGACATTTTAGAATCCTATTGCGTCATGTGGGAATATCGTCAAATCATCATAATCTTCGAAGAATACAGGCTCAAGTTCTTTAAATGACATTGATATTGTATATGATGTCATAACTCCATCTTCATATGTAGAGTAGTTTCCATCTGGAGTATAATCAACCTCAAATGATGTCATTGCACATTCTTTCATTCTTCCTATAAATTTATGTTCATCTGATCCACCGTTTCCTCTATGAAGATAGTGTACCTGAAAAGTATTTGGTGCTTTTAAGAATAGGTTTGCAGATTCTCCACCACTTCCACCACCTTTTTGTGGTGCCATATTTTGTTTGAAGAATCTAATAATTTTAATAATTTGTTTTGCTTCGTTTGCGTTCCTTGCAGACATTCTAAACTGAAAAGAGAATGGTCTCAGTGTTGGTTTTTGGAAAAGAAGTTCAAGGTTAGGATTTTGATCTTTCCTTGGTTCTTGATAAAAGTCCTTTTACTTGAGCAGCATTTTCTGCAAATTTAGTTGCTAAAGCTTCTTGAAACGTCTGCTGTGTCAGTTTGTATTTGACCTTTGCTTCGTCTATAGCTTTTCCCATACCAGCACCTCCTCCAGTGATAGTTTTCAGTGCTATCCCTGCCAGTGCTATTTGACCAGGATCCATTGTTTCTTCACCCCAACCAGCAGCATTCTGATCTTTGATACCAGACTGAATAGGAAGAGTTACTGTTCCCTTGCTTCTACCACCTGTAGTTCCAGTTGGAACTCTGGGTCTACCTCCAAAAGTGAATCCAGTTAATTGTTTTACTGCATATGAGAGTGCAGTAAATTGTATAACATCCTGTCCATCTGCTATAGTTTTGAGGATACTGCATGTTTTCCAAAGTCTCTAGTAGTAGTTGATGGGGGTGCACCTTGCGAATCTCCAGATTCTGGTTGTGTGGAGGTATTTTTTGCACTAGAAATAATATTACCTTTCTCTTCAGGTGATATAGTTGGTTCTTTATCTATTTTTTTCTGAATATTAGCATCAATATTTTTTTGAATATCACTTCTTTTACTTGAACCTAGATCCTTAACTAAATCAGCACCTGCTACTCCATCCATTAAAGGATACTTTGGATCAGAAAATTGATATGTTTTTATCCTTTGTATTTAGCACACACTTTTCTTATAGTTTAGTGACATAAGAACTGTCATCAAGTTCTTCTTGATTGAACAATCCATATGGAGGGGTTCCTGCACCTTGACTTCCTAGTTCTGACATAAGGTCCAAGTTCTTCTTGTTGTATATTGTTCTGCCCTATAATCTCTGAGATGAAAGTTAATTCCACGAAATCCCCATGGGAATATATCACTTACTGCAACTAATGGGTGTTGATCATATGTAATTTTGGTGTTTTGCATAATACTTGAAGGTGCATATAGTTCCTGCTTCAGGTATTGGTGTCACAGTATCATTCAATGCATATAGTATCAAATCCATCCTATCTTCAAGATCTTTTTCAGATTTAAACTCTTGAATATTAGGTTCTATGCGGTTCATTTGATACCTAGTTCGTCTTCTGTGATTATTTTAAAATTTATTCTTCTGTCTTCACAAAATTCAGTTGCTGCTTTCCACTTTGCTTGATTGACAGCATATGTTTTGCATTCATAAATGTATGATTTAGTTACTCTTGATTTTTTCTTTGGGGGTTGAGTCTGTCTTTTAGGTTTCACCTCAATCACATAAGTTTTTATTTGCCCCGTACTTTCTTTTACTTTGATAATAAAGTCTGGGTAAGTACTTATGAATTCTTCTATCAACTGGTGAGATATATGGGATATGAAATTCTTCACTACCCCACTGGAGAATGTTTTCATTTAAGTCACAGTATCTACAGAACTTACGTTCCCAACTACTTCTACATATAATATTTGATGAATCACCTTGATATTTGTTTGGAAATGATGGTTTGTATTTACTCTTAATACTTTCTGCCATACATAATATACAAGGTAAAACTATTTATAAATGCCATCCTCAAAGACGATAGCTGATTTAAAAACTAAATTTCTTAAACCAGCATTAACTTCTCATTATGAAGTTACGATTCCTTTAGGTTCTTTACCAGAGGGTATAAAAAGTATTGGAAAAGGATTAAGTGCTTTAGATCAAGCAGATTTAAATTTAAGTTGTATGGAGACATCATTACCTGGTTCTTCATTAGCAACCTTTGAAGTAAAGAATGATTATACTGGTGTAACTGAGAGACTTGCTCATAGGAGAATGTATGATGATAGAATTGATTTTACATTCTTAGTTGATGCAGAAAAATATTTTGCAATAAGAATTTTTGAAAAATGGATGAGATATATTGCCGGAGAAGATGCTGATCGTGAGGATGGAGAAACACTAACAACAAGAGGTGTAAATTATCATTACAGAGTTAGATATCCAGGAACTGGAGCTGATACAACTGGATATAGATGTACAGATGGTTTAACGATAACAAAATTTGAAAAAGATATGAGAAATAGTTTAACTTATGAGTTTATTGGAGCATATCCAATATCAATATCTTCGATGCCAGTGTCTTATGAATCATCAAGTCTTTTAAAATGTACAGTTTCTATGTCATATCTAAGATATGTCATGACTGAGTTGTAAAACCAGATCCTACTCCTACTATTAAACCACAAGCAGCTAAAGCAGATAAAGAAAATACTCAAGAACTACCAGTTGCTCAAAAAAATGAATCTAAATCCAGGCAACACTGCTGGAGAAGGCACTGCATTTGTTGAGACCGATAGTGCTACTGGAGATAGACCAGGCGCAGATGATGGACCATTATTAAAAGCTGATGGAACACTTGCGTATGATTCATCAGGTAACGTACAATAAGTTCTTAAAAAACCTCTCTAAATAATCACACTGAAACATATCTATAGGTTATTATGCCATTACCAAAGATTGCTACACCCAAGTATGATCTTGAGTTGCCATCAACAGGACAAACAATTCAGTATAGACCTTTTCTAGTCAAGGAAGAAAAACTTCTTGTCCTTGCAATGGAGAGTGAAGATACAAAACAGATTACGACTGCAATCAAATCTGTTCTTAAGAATTGTATTCAGACTAAAGGAGTTAAAGTAGAGAACCTACCTACATTTGATATTGAGTATCTCTTCCTTAATATTCGTGGAAAATCTGTTGGTGAAGAGGTTGAAGTTAATTTAATCTCACCTGATGATGGGGAGACTGAAGTAAAAGTTACTATTGGACCTTAGATGAAATCCAAGTGAAGAAAATGATAGATCATACAAAACAATTAAGATTGATGATACCTTGATGATGGAGATGAAGTATCCATCTCTTGAGCAGTTTATTTCTAACAACTTTGATTTTAATGAAAAGAATCAAATGGAACAATCCTTTGATTTGATTGCATCTTGTGTTGATAAAATTTATAGTGAAGAAGAAGTATGGGCTGCTGCTGATTGCACTAAGAAAGAAATCAAAGACTTTCTTGAGCAAATGAACTCCACTCAATTTAAAGAAATTGAAACTTTCTTTGAGACTATGCCTAAACTTTCACATACAGTGAAGTTTGAAAACCCAAATACAAAAGAAAGAAAATGAAGTTCTCCTTGAGGGGTTAGCAAGTTTTTTCGCCTAGGCATGATCCATATGGATCTTGAGGCTTACTTTAGACTCAATTTTGCCTTGATACAGTATCATAAATACTCATTAACTGAGATTGAAAACATGATGCCTTGGGAACGAGACATCTATGTTGAACTTCTAAAGCAACATCTTAAGGAAGAAAAAGAAAAGCTTCGGTCTAATATTAAATATAATGCACCGCAGGCAAAGAAGACAAAGATATCTACAGATAGTTTCAAGAAAGGGACTGCAACAGAAACTGCTCCTCAATCTATAGGTCAAAAAGCACTACCACCTGCCATAAAACCAAAGACTTCAATCATTCCTTATGTAAAACCTGATGAGGTTGATGATGAAGAGGAAGGTGGTAAAAAGAAAAAAGCAAGAACAAGAAAGAAAAAAGATAAAGATCAAAATTTATTAGAAGGAATTGCAAAGAGTGTCAGTAACATTGCTGATATTCTGAAGAAACAATATGGATTGAAGAAAAAGAAATCATCAAATGATGCAAAAAAAGCAGAGGCAGAGCAAAGAAAACTTAAAGAAAGTGGATTAGAAAAAAGATTTAAAGGATTATCAAAAGTAGCAGAGAAAGTTATTGCTCCTGTTAAGGGTGTTATTGATAGAATTCTTGACTTCTTTCTTAATATAATTGTCGGAAGATTCCTTGTTAAATTTATTGGGTGGTTTGGTGATCCTAAAAATAAAAAGAAAGTTGATTCTGTTGTAAGGTTCCTTACTGATCATGGACCTAAACTTTTAGCTGCATTTTTATTATTTGGTACGGGCATTGGTAGATTTACTGTTAGATTATCTGCCCTTTTAATAAAAGGTGCTCTGAGATTAGGTGCTGCTGCTGCTAAGTTTGCACTTGGATTTGCAAGAAGACATCCTGCTGCTGCAGCCATAACTGCGATTGTAGGTGGTGCCGCCCTTGTTGGCGCCATGAATAAGAAAGATGATGCTGGTTCTGTAGATGTTAGTAGTCAAAATGAAAATCCAAATTTAAATATAGACAAAGATTCTGCTCCAGCAATGAGAGCAGGTGGATTAGTTCCACAGTATGAAGATGGTGGTGAGATAGATTTTAAAATCAAACAAAGCAAAGAAGAGAAAGAAAGTTTAATATCAAACCTCTTTGGGATGACTCCCACAGGAATGGCAATTAAAGGTGCTAAATCTGCTGGATCATCTGTCAAAAAGAAGGGTCTTGGTAATGCAGCAATGGATTTTGCTGGTGGTGCATTTGGTAATCTGAAAGGATTTATGGATGAAAAAGGCATCACTGATGTCTTAATGCAACACCCTCTTGCTAAGATGGGTGCTTTCGGATTAGGAAAAGGTAAAGAAGCATTTGGTAATCTGAAAGGCTTCATGGATGAAAAGGGTATCACTGATGCCATGATGGCACATCCTTTTGCTAAGATGGGTGCCTTTGGTATTGATAAGTTCATGAACTTTGGCAAAGACCCTGCCAGAGATATTACAGGACAAAGTGGTCAGGATGTTAAAGGTGCTGGTGTTGATACTCAATTAATCTCTGCACGACCAGGAGACTTTGTTGTTAATAAAAAGACTGCATCAGCGATGGGTCCTGATTATTTTGATTCTATTAGTGCTAATACTGGAGAAAAAGTATCTGGAGCAGGTCCAGATACTCAAATGATTGCCGTTAGACCAGGTGAAATTGTTGTTAATAGAGAGACTGTTGGTGCTCTTGGAGCAGACCATTTCTTAGATCTTAATAGGACATTTGGTGGTTCTGGGCTAACAAACCAAAAATGGCAGAGGTTCAAGCTGCTTCTGGTGGTGGGTTTGTTCTTCCTACCTTTAGTACTGGTGGTTATGTTAGTGGCACCGATACTGGAAAAAGAGGAACACCTAATCCAAAGAAAGAAGAGAGTTCTGGTGGGGGAAATCCATCTACAGGAGATAGATCTAAGACTGAAGGAATGTCAGTTGTTTCAGTTTCTCATCCCAACACTGGCAGTGGATTTGGTATAGATGGAGTAACTGATTATAAAGGTAGACCAGGAGTATTCTCAAAAGGAGCTGCAGAAGCATTTGCTAAGATGATAACTGACTCTAGTGGTCAGGTCAAAGGTAGTGACATTGCTAGTAGTCAGAGAAGTAAGTCATATAACGCGCATGTAGGAGGTGTTTCTAATTCTAATCACCTATATGGTAATGCTCTTGATATTCATGGAACTTCTCAAACATGGATGAGAGCAAATGGTCAAAAGTATGGATGGATTGTAAACGATTATCCTGGGTCACACGGAGGACACTTTAACTATAAGGGTGCTGGCGCATCCCAGATGAACACACCTGATGAGGGAAGTCCAGTTGCGACTGGTCAAGGTGGTAGAGCATTAGGAAGTACAACTAGAAGAGGTGGTTCTAGTGGAGGGTCTGGTGGACCTGGTAAATCTTCTATTGTCCTTTCACTTAAAAATGGAGTACAAGGTAAGTTAAATACTGCAACTGGTAAGTTTATCTCCAGCAGAGTTTTCACCTGCTGAGAGAGCAAGATATACTCAGTTTGGGGGGGCAATTTCAGAGAAAAAACAAAAGCAAACCACAGAATAAACTTCTTGGTGCGTTGAAAGGTGCTGTAACAGGTGCTGCACTTGGTGGTGTGTTTGGAGGACCATTAGGTGCTCTCATCGGTGGTGTTTCTGGTGGTGTTTTAGGATCTGGCATACTTAGTGGACAGTCAGAGAAAAAGCACAAAGCAAAATCTTCATCGACCACAGGTCCTTCTTCAGAGGCAACGAAGAGACATGCTGAGTTGATGAATTCCAAGGATCCTTCATCACAAAAGAGGATTGCTGATTATGATGCCAAGCATGGAGAGGGTGCATACTCTAAAGAGTTGCAGAAAAAACTAAACAAGATATATCCTGCTGCTGCAAAAGATCCTAAGTCTGGATCACCAGTAACACCAACAGGAAAGGTTGTTGGTAGAGATAAGTTATCACCTAGAGCACAGAAAGCATTATCACGAATGGATGCACAAAAAGCAGGTGGACTGCAACCCGATATGAAAACAAGTGGACCAGCATTGGGTAGACTGGCAATGGGTGCATTAGGAGGATCTCTGCTAGGACCCATGGGTATGATGGGAAGTGCTTTCTTGGGTGGTGGTGTAGAAAATATAATGGGAAATATTAGTAATGCAATGACTCAATATGGTGGGAATGTGAAAGATGGAAATGTAGGAACACCAACAGCACAAGAACAAAAAGATTTTGACAAGCTTGCTGCTAGTAAAGAGAAACTTCGTGTAACTGAAGCTAAGTTAGGAACTACGAATAAAGATCTAGTCACACCAGCACCACCTCCTGGTGGAGGTAATAATGTGAAAGTTGTCAGAGCACCATCTCCTGGTGGTGGAAATAATCCAAATGATAATCAGACTGGTGGATCTGATGTAGATGCTTCATCACCTGGTAATGGTAACAAGGCAAAATGGAGTATCTTAGGTATTCCTATGCCGTTCTAAGGAGATATAAGATATGGCATTACCCGCATTACTAGGAGCAGGAGCAAAAGCAATTGGTGGATCCATGGTTAAGGCTGGTGGCAGAGCAGCTGCTGGCAAAGTTTTAGGTCGTGGAAGAAGGAAGCAACCAGGAAGAATCGTTCCTGGAAGAGAAGGAGTAGATGGTGGTAAAGGTGGTGCGATTATAAAACCAAAAGTTAAAATGGTCTCTGCAAAGGAGATAAAGTCTTTGCAGACTGGTGATGCAGTATCTCCTGGAAAAGATCCTTTAAAATCTATCTATAGTAATGTAATTATAATTGAAAAAATTCTTAAAGGAACTCTCGCTGCAGAAAAAGACCAACAAAAGCAACAGAAAAAAGATGATAAGAAAGGTGATAGAGAAGCACAAGAAAAAAAATTAGAAACAAAAACTCCAAATCCGGAAAAGAAAAAATTGAAGATGCCAAAGGTTCCTGGTATGGGAATTTTTGGATTCATTAAAAATTTTATTGGCAATGTTATCTTAGGATACTTTGCCGTAAGATTGGTAAAGTTTCTTCCCCAGATGTTGGGGTTACTTAAAGGTCTTGGTAAAGTTGTTGATTTTGTAACAGATGTTGGGATGTTCTTGGTTGATGGTGTAGCATCATTTATTAATTTTGCTTATAATGTTTATGATGGCACCCGAAATTTGATGAAGAATATTGGTGGTGATGCATTAATGGGTGCCTTTGATGGCATTATGAAAGCAGTTGAAGTTGCCATCACAGTATTAACATTTGCATTAGGTGCAAAGTCATTAGGTGGATTTGGTGATAGTAGAGGTGGTGGTAAAGGTAAAGGCAAACCACAGACTAGAGTTTCAGGACCAAAAGGCAATCTTTTAGGTAGTCAAGATAGAGTAACATCATCTAGTGCTGCAAGAAGATATGCCAACAGATTTGGCAGAGACGCAGCAGAAAAGAGATTTGGTAAAGATGCTGTCAGTGGTCTTGGTGGTAAGTTTGGTAGATCTAAAGCTACTAACTTTGCTAGAGGTGCTGCTACTGGAGTTGCTAAGAAACTTGGTGGTAGAGGTGGTGTCAAGATGCTGGCATCTCTTGGAAAGATAGGTAAGTTTCTTAAAGTTCCTGTTATAGGATCTATTATCAGTGTTGTCCTTTCGTTGATGGCTGGTGATCCCATTCAGAAAGCATTATTCAAGGGAGTGGGATCTGCAGTTGGTGGTGCTCTCGGTGGTCTTCTCTCTACTGCTATCGGTGTTCCCCCATTAGGACTATTTCTTGGTGGTATTATTGGTGATTATGTTGGGGACTTACTCTATACATTATTCTTTGGTGGAGGACTTAAGGCTGCTGGTTCTAAACTTGTTAATGATCATTAAGGGAATGTTTACTGGGATTGGTGATGGTGCCAAAGCAATCTTTAGTTGGGTATTTGGAGGAGGTCTGCTTGATTTACTGAAGAATGTTGGTGGTGGTCTGCAAAGTTTGCACTTTATACCTTGAATCCTGGCGGACTCCTTTGGGATATTATAAAAACAACTGGTGCTGCTTATAAGGCTGTATTTGACTTTATATTTGGTGGAGGATTAATAGATCTGATTAAGAATGTTGGTGGTGGTGTTCTGAAGTTCATAGGTTATATTTTGAATCCTGGTGGATTACTATTTGATGCACTGAAAGCAGGTGGTGCTGCTGCTAAGATGATTCTTGATTTTGCTAAGAGTATTGTAGGTAATATTGTTGGTGGTGCTGTTGAAGGAACAAAAAGAGCTACTGGTGGATTCTTTGATGCACTAACATTTAATCTGTTTGACTTTGATAAAAAGAATGAGGTTGAGATCTAAGAAGAGCAGGTGGTGTAAGTTGGTAGAGGATTCCAAAAAGATACTATAGATGCTCAGAAAAAAGCAATCAGGAAAAAACCATCTTATCAAAAGATTAAAGTCCCAGAGGGTGGAAAAATAAAAACTGGGAAGAAGACTGAGAGAGCGTATTGGGATTTCCTAGGATGGGCAGGAACTGGTGGTGAAGATGAGACCGTACAACTTGGTAGTGGTGGTATGATGCTCGCTAATAAGGTTGCCAATGTTGGTAATTCTTTTGGTGACCATCCTTATTTTGGACCTATCTTATCTCTTGCTGCTAAAGTAATTCTTGGACAAACTCCTGACGAACGAGAATATAAAAACGTTGGTTATGGTCTTAATATGTTAGTTGGTGATGGAATTAATAAAGGAAAAATTAACGAAGGTGTCAAAGGATATGAGGATGGTGGTCTTGTTAAAGAGGCTATGGCAGGAGTTGATATTAGTAGGTGGGCAACTGATACATTTAGAAAAGAATTATCTGAAACTCTTTATAAAAACTTTGATAAAAAATCTAGTGATGGATCTACTTCAGGTCCTGGTAGTGAAGGTGGAAATAGAGACTCTGCGACAGGAGAACTTCAAGATAGATCTGCAGGTGGTAGTATTACCATGGGCAGTGACTTTGAATCCACTCTTGCAAAACTTTTAAAGAATTACGAGGGACTTAGAACACAGGCATATTTGGATTCTGTGGGTATTCCGACTATTGGAATGGGAGCAACTTATTATCCAAAAGGATTCCGTCTCTCAGGTAATGTTCAAATGGGACAAACTATTACAGAGGAAGAAGCACTCTTTATTAAACAACAACATATAAAGGAACACAGAGATAGACTTTTAAGAGAACTTCCATCTTCGACTTATAATAAAGTTCCTGATAATGTAAAAGCAGCACTTGAATCTAAAGTTTTTAATTACGGAAGTCTTGGTTCAACTTTGACTAATTTAGTTACCACAGCAACTGAAAATGATAATTATAAACCAGTTTCTGACTATTTTAGAAATAGTCTTGCGGGACATGATGGTGGCATTAATAGTTGGAGAAGAAATGATGAGGCAGGTCTCATAGACACTGGAACAAGTTCTAGAGCAGGATTATCTTTCCCTAAACAATCTGGTTCTAAAGCTGCTGAAGTATACAAAACTGCTAAAGTAAATGTTCCATCTCTACCAGATGAACCTGGTAACACTGATACATCTGGCAGTGGAAATATTAGTGCTAGTGGTTCTGGTGTTGTTGCTATTGGAAAAGATCTTATTAGTAAAGGGTTCTCTGTTGCAGAGCATCCAGACTTTACCAAAACTCCTACCTCTTCTGGTGGAGCATATACTCCAGGAAAAGGATCCGTATCTAATGTACATAAAGGGGCAGGGCACTATGACGGTAGAGCAATTGATGTTACTGATTGGAGAGGATCTCTTGCAGATTCTAAGGCAAGATATCGTTCTGTCTTGACATCTCTTCAAGACAATCCTGCTATCAATATGTTAATTCATGATAGTTGGGGTGGTATGTATGCTCCTGGTCAAAAGCAAGGACCTGGTGCTCATGGACACCCAACACACATGCACATTGAGACTAAGAGATCTCATGCAGGAACTAAACTCTCTAATAGAGAGCAGATGCTCAAGATCCTTCCAGGTCAGTCTCTGCTTGATGAGAATACTTCAAAGGCATTAGGTGCAACTAATCTTGCAAGATTTAATGCTGCTTCCACACCTGAAGAGATGAAAAATATTGCTGGACAGATTGCAGGAGTGTCTGACTATGCATCATATGAACAAGGTGCAGAACAGACAGTCATGGTTCAAGATCCACCGCAACAACAGATGCCAGAATCCCCCAGTTCATCTGGTGGAGGACTGATGGTAATGGGTGGAGGTT